TTTCATTTAAACTCACACTCCATCATAATTTCCGTTAAACAAGCAAGTAAATTAATCTCCTGGTCAGCAGCAAATGCTGCCTGATATTGATACTTTGCAATCACAAGAACTGCAGCAGGAATTGTACTGGGAATGAGAGCATCATACATTGATTCATAAATTCTATGAATAACCATATTGAAGTCATTGTCTAGATTAGCAACAACCCATTTACGAACAGTATTGAACTCTTTATTCTTCAAAGAAGTAATCAATTCCTTTATATTAACATCAGAAATCTCTACCAGAATTCCAGTGTCAATAGAACCAGTGTTACCATACTTCTGAAGTTGATTCAGCACACGACGCCAATCAGGGAAATGTTTCTGAATTAATTCAGCAACTACCTTAACATCGTACTCAACACCTTCATCAGCCAAGATTTCCCGTGCTCGGTCAAAGAATTTGGCAGCGACGGATGCTCGCTCCTTTCCTTTGAAAGTGAAATCAATGACAGAGCAACGGGATTGGATTGGTTCAATGATTTTATTTTTGTAGTTGCAAGTGAAGATGAATCTACAGTTGCTATGATACGCCTCAATACTACTCCGTAGGAGGAGTTGTACATCTGGGGTTGTGTTATCAGCTTCGTCAATAATAATGACCTTGTGTTTACCAGTCGCTTGAAGTGATACGGTTGTTGCAAAAATTTTTGCTGTGTTCCGTACCGTGTCCAAAAATCGTCCTTCGTCAGATCCATTAATTACAATATAAGATAGTTTTAGTTCGTTACAGAGTGCTTTAGCAGCAGTGGTTTTACCTACACCAGGAGGACCAGTGAGAAGAAGATTATTCAGTTCACCAGCACTCACCTGTTGTAGCAAATCTCGCTTGATATTATCAGGCAAGATACATTCTTCAATTGTCTGTGGGCGGTATTTCTCCACCCAAAGATACTTGTCTCGCATTATATAAAAAGTAAAGGTCAGTTAGAATCAGGTTCCAGAGCAATCCAGTAGATGACAGGAATGCTTTGATGAGTAAAGCGACTGATGAGACGCTTTGACATCACCACATCATAATCTCCTTTGAGGAGTTTGATGTTCTCCACCTTCAAGTTTAGCACGAACTCATCAGAGGTCTTGCCGACATTGACGGAAAAAGTGTTGGAAGTATCGTTCTCTTTATCACGAGCGACGATATTAATCTCATCACCATCACCAATTACAGAGAAATCAGGCAGTTGATATACTGCTGCTGCTCGCTGCAGACTGTTCAGGTCAGATTCAGTCAAAACAAAACTCACATCTTCATCAGGAAGTTTGATTTCCTTTTCAGGTGCTTGTTTAATCAGACTGGAATCGGCAAAGAAGTATTTGATAGATGAACGATTGCTTTTAATGCGAACATAATCATTATCACCAAACTCAATATCAGCACCCTTCATCAGGGACATTCCACCAAGAAACTCATTTAAGTCATAAATGGAAAAGTTTTGAGGGAACTTCTCTTCTACTTTTGCTACAGCAAAGATATTCTCTGCCACAGAAATAGTACGAAGAGTATTGCCTTCTTTCACAGAAATTGACTGGTTGATGCCAGAGAAGTTCTTGAGAATATTAAAAGTGTTTTCAGATAGTTTCATAATTAGGATTTAAATTCAGTTAGACCGTTATCAGTGCGTGAGTAATGGCGATCAAAGTGAAGCAGTAGCATAGCATAATGAATCACTTTAAGAAGGTCTCGCTTGTTACGACCATCCTTATCACCATAGCGGGAACCATACTTCAGGATATTTGCCTGACAGAAATCTGGTGCCAGATCTTTTGCTGCCATTAGATCAATTGTTTGAATGTCCATATAGGCATCATTATGACCACAGTAGTGACTACCGTAGGTGCTCACAACATACTCCTCAACTTCTTTGAGGATTTTTTCCTCATTATACTTCCACTGCATTAGTCACTTCCTCCATTTTACTAAAGTTTTTTACTTTGTTGAACTTGAGAACCCGATCAAATTTCTCAACCATGTGTTCCCTATGGGAAATGATAAAGAGATTTACCTCTTTGGTAAAAGTTCTCAGAATATATGATAACTCATCAGTGCCCGTGCTGTCAAGTGAACTGTCAAAAATTTCATCCAGAATCAGCAGGTTTGTATCCACACTGTTCTTAAGTTTTGCTACAGAACGCCAGGTCAACATCAGAGCGATGTCAATACGAGACTTTTCTCCTTCTGAGAACGACGAGTAACTGAACTCGTCCCGATAACGGGACTTAATGCTTTCTTCAAAACTTTCACTCAAGGTAAAGTTTACAAAGAAATCCATTTGCTGAAGATACTGATTGATGAGTTTGTTCATCACAGGTAGATATCGTTTGATAATCCTAGTTTTAATACCAGTGTCCTTCAGTAGGTTAGCGGCAACGCTATAATAATCTTTATTTTCTTTATGTGCAGCAAGAATGCCTTCATAGTTCTTTAGTTGTTTTTCAAGTTTTTTTAAGACTTGATATTCTTCACCAGAGTTATCTTTTTGTTGATTGAGTTCATCAATCTCTTTTTCAAGTTCGTTGATTTGACCCTGAAGATGATTGATAAGATTATTATTTTTATCAATCTGAGAATATTTACTAGTAATATCTGAACTAATTGATTTGAACGTGATGAGTTGTTCTTTCACCTTTTCCATTTCTTCTTCTAGTTTACCCCAAGCAATCTCTGTTTCTTTGAGTACGCTTTCATTTTTATTGATTTTATCTAACTTGAAATGTTTATCAATACCCTGTTTACAGGTAGGACAGTTATCGTTGTCTTTATAAAATTTATTTTCTTTGATTAAATTATCAACTTTATTTTTAAATTTAAATTTAAATTCTTTTAAATTGTCAAACTTATTTACAACTTTATCCTGACCATCTAGTTGAGATTGTTTTTCAGATATATAAGAGTTCAAATCCGTATTCTCCTCAAGAAGAAAGTATGATTTTTTTCTGAACTCTTCAATCTTATTAAATTTATCTTGAATAATACTTTCGCTTTTGTTTTCCAGTTCCTTGATCATATTAGTTTGAAGAACAATCTTGTGATTGGTCAAATCAATATTGTTTTCTGTGAAGCGAATATCGTCTGCTAATCGCTTCATTCTATCCTTTAAGTTAGTATTCATCAGACTGAACACCTGAATATCCAGGAGGTCCTCAATAATTTCACGGCGAGATGCCAGAGGTAACTGCATAAAGGGAACAAAGGTAGAAGAACCCAGAACAACAATCTGCGTAAAGGATTTATAATTTAGTTTGAGAATTGTTTGTTCTAAGAATTTCTGCTGATCTCCTGTAGCAGCATCTTGATTGAGCATCTGACCATTGATATAAAGCTGAAAAATATTAGGTTTCATACCACGGACAACTTTATAATCTTTTTTACCAATAGAAAAGTCTACCTCCACCACACATTCTTTTTCATTGATGGAGTTAACTAACTGCGGTTTATTAATCTTTCGGAATGGTTTATTAAACAGCACAAAAGTAAGAGCATCCAGAATGGTACTCTTACCCGCACCATTAGTACCTACAATAATACTGTTATGATGACTATCTAAAGATATCTCAGTAAAAGTATTTCCAGCAGAAAGAAAGTTTTTAAATCGTACAGTTTTAAATAAAATCATAATTCATTATTTTCAGGAGGAATAATAAGTTCATCAGGAGACACAATCATATAATCATATCCTGTTTTGTTGCACATTTCCATCATACCATCTGGGTCAACCTCTACAGCAATTAATGACGGAAAATCATCTGCCTCTAGAAGACCAGCATATCTAACGGCATCATCTTCTTCTTCAAACATCAGAAGAATTCTATGACCTTGCTGGTTTGATATCGCATAAGCACCTTCATCTTCTTTCCCCCTGAGGCATAAAATGTACATTATACCACCTCCAGTGCCTCCACATAAAGAGATTTCATAATTTCTTTTAATTTAATCAAATCTAAATTAACATTTAATTCATCAATATATTTTTCCAAAATAGTGACAGTATCTTCATGTTCTAGTTGAACATCATCATTATCTTCCTCAGTATCAGTAGAAAAGTCTTCTATGATCTTAAGATCAAGAACATAATCTTGAATACTATTCACAATATATTCAAATTGTGTATAGTCATTTTTGTTTTCTACCACTAATTTAACACACGTATTTTTATATTGACTTAGATCTAATTCATAGTAATCATTTTTACTATCATCATAAAAAATCTTATAAAACATTTCATAAGGATTTTGAACGTAAGTTAACTTAAGAGTTTTAGTGTCAAAGATATGAAATCCTCTACGATCATCATAGTCGTTCCAATACATTTGATAGGGATTCCCCAGGTACTGAACATTTCCTTTTTTACTTTTTGTATGGAAATGACCAGACATTACCAACTTAAATTGGTCAAATATTTCAGAATTATAACCATGCTCGCAAGTCCATTTTGGATTAGCTGCAAATCCTTTTAATTCTAAATGACCCATCACAATTTCTGCTTTAGTAGTATGAATTAAGTCAAGAGTTTTTTCTTCATTCTCCGAACAAATCCATGGCAGATATAGAATTTCTCTGTCTCCTATCTTAACTTCAGTAGGTCTACTATACACACGAAGATTACTATATTCCATGAGCAAACACTCCACAGAATTAATCTCTAAAGTGTTCTTATAAAATGCATCATGATTACCAACCATAATGTCACATGTGACACCCATACTTTCCAGAGTGTCAAAAATATTTTGCTTTGCCCAATTCAGACTCCAGAAATCAATCTGACGACGAATATCAAACACATCACCCATGTGAATAACGTGCTTGATTTTATTCTTCAATAGAGTTGGGAAAAATACATCATCATAAAAACGTTTGAAGTAATCATGATAATCTTGATTACCTTTCTTGAATCCATAATGTGTATCAGTAATGATAGCAACTTTCATTTTCTAGTTTTTTGCTCAATGGATTGTTTAATGCCGTTGTAATCTGAACTGGAAAAATTCAACTCATTACGATCTGCATATAATACTTCATCATACCCAGATCTTTCCAGAATTTTAGATTTAATTTCTAATTGCTTTTTTTCTTTTTGTATCCTTCTGAGAAAAGCATAGTAGATAATTTGAGTAAAGTAGGCAAATGGATTACCTCTGTCTGGGTCAAAGTTATCAATATACTGAACACAATTTTCAATTCCATCACTAATCATATCCTCTCGGAAAGGATAGTTAATGAAGTTTGGGCGATAAGAAAGATGAGTCGCAATTTTCAGAAAGCATTCTCCAATATAATTTGGAATCATAGGGCGAGTGGTGCCATCTGTCAATGCTGCATTAACTTTATTTTTATATGCAGACAGTGCAGATAAGAATTCCTTATTGTCTACATAATGCTCTGGTTTCTTTTTGACTCTCATTAGTTTCCATTATCCTTAATTGAATGTGAATACATTATAACACACTTCACGAGGGCTTGACAAGAATCAAAATTATGAGTAGGATAACTCTGTCAAGGTTCAAAGTTAATAATAGCTTTTAATAATCATCAAATAATTTTTCAAATTTAATACGTGCCTCTTTGACCGTACTTTTATTACCATTATATCTTTCTCTCTTTTTTACTCTTGGTGGTCTTTTATCTGCTCTAGATATATCTACCACTGCTTTTTTATAAAAACTTAATCCAGGTTCTTTTAATTCGCTTATAGTAATAATTTTATTATCATTAATAAAAAGAGTATCATCAGTGGATGATTTTAACCATTTTGAAAGTTTTAAACTTACATTACCTGTATCTATAATACCTTCAAAGATACTCATGTCTTCAAGCAATAAAGAGTTTTCAATAGTAATGCCATCATCAAACACACTAATTAGACCGAGAATTTCTTCCCCTGTGATAAGTTTTACTGTGGCAAAAAATTCATCATTCATTTTTTTATGTTTACTGGAATAATTTCGTAGTTAAAATTCTCCTCATTATAAATCTTGATTCTTTCTTTTAGGTGATTCAAAGTGTAATTGTTATAGTTACCTTTTGAAAAATCATCAGCAATATCATAAAGAACTGCTTGTGACTTGTTTTCTCCTTTCCTCAACACCCTACCAATTGATTGTAGGTTTCTGATTCTTGATTTACTAGGAGATGCAAATATAATATTATGAAGGTTCTTAATATTAATGCCAGTAGAGAATGTTCCGTAACTAGCAATAATAATGCAATTATTTTGTTGTTCCGTTAGTTGACGGATTTGTTCTCGTTTTTCGGCTTCTACACCACCATGAACAAAAAAAACTTTTCGTTCTAACCCGATGGTACTATTTATAAGGTCATAAAGTGGTTCACCGTGTTTCTCTACATAATTAAAAAGTACCAGAGTGTTTCCTTTTAAATCACGAACAAGATTACGAGTGAATACATTTCGTTTCTGATGTGATACGATATAGTTCATTTCATCTTGATAGTTAGGGAATCTGAATGATTCGTGCTTTAATAAAAGAATTTTAATTTTTAGATCAGACAGTTGACCACGTTTCATAAGGTCAGCGGTATTGGTGACTTTGTTTGAAAGTCCAAACAGACCCTCCAAGACTAAACGATGTGTTTTAGTTCCATCTAGAGTTCCAGTGAAACCAATCCTATACTTTGCCTCATGCAGTTTAGTCATAATGCTTGTGAGAGATTTTGCCTTAAAAGTATGGCACTCATCTCCAATCACTGCAGTATAACTGTCAAAATATTTCTTGGGAAGTTTGTAGATACTTTGCCAAGTAGTTATGACTACAGGCATATCAGATAGTTTTGCTTCACCACCATAAATTTGATGGCAGTAATTTTCTGCATCCCATCCGTAATCAACAAAATCATTAAACAGTTGCGTGACCAATGATATGGTAGGTACAACAATAAGAGTCTTAAGATTGGCGGCAGTGAAGTATCGTATCAAAGAATAAATCATAAATGATTTACCAGAACCAGTTGGCGATAGAATAATCCTGCGATAATTCTTCAGTCCTTTGTAGACTGCATCATACTGATAGTCTCGTGGTTTAATCTTTGGCGTAAGGTAGTCCATATATTCCTTAATCGCTTCTCTAGAGATATAAGGATTTGTTTCATCAGGTTTACCATAAAATTTATTGTCTTCAAATGCACAGGTGTACTCTCGTTCCTCTGCCCACTCCATAAGGTAAGACAATAATCCGATGTACAGTTCTCCGTTAGATGGACTGAATAAACGAATTTTTCCATCCCACATTCTGTTTTTGAACTGTGGCATAAACTTGGCATCAGGTACTTCAAATGTAAAGTATTCTGAGAGTTCATATTTGATGTGTGGTTCACATTCAAGTTGAAAGTAAACTTCATTGCGCTTTTGAATAGTAATGTCTGCCATTAAGTAATACCGTCAATATATGATTTCCATTGGATAGCATTTTTGATTTGGTATGAACGATTAGAAATCATTTTAATTACTCCATCTAGGTATTCAATAATGATTTCATACATATCAATCTTTAGTTGTAGGTCTTTAATCTCTGGATCCGATTCAATGTATAGTGATAAATCTGTTTTAAGAATTTTTAAATCAAAAGGATTTTCTTTATACTTTTCAGGTTCTGCTTTGCCTGTATAGTATTCAAATTTTTTGCGAGTTAATTGTTTAAGATTAAGCGTTGCTTGTTTTTTCTTAAATCTGTAGTCTGAAAAAATTTTAAAATATTTTGCGTGTAACGAAGGAATAGATAGAGAAGCAGTATCCAGTTCTACGGGGTCAATCTTAGAATCCTGCTCCCACATCGTTTGAATTTCATCAAAAGTCATTAACTAATCACAACTCCATTTTTGTTCTTAATTCTATATATCTTATATTTAAAAGTCGCCTGAGCAACCATGTACTCTACGTTTTGATCAGTAACATCAAAGTCAAGTGGAGTTAATGAAATGGGAAATAAATTTTCAAACTCTACTATAATTGATGGTCTCCAATTGCTATTAAGTATTTCTAAAATACCGTTTCCTTCAATAGGATATCTATCAGTATCAAAATTTTCTGCTAATCCAGTTTTACGCAACCATTTATGAATAGTTGAATAGTTAGTCATATCTTCATCAACTAAAAATTTTACATTAAGATCTTCAAATTCAGTTTCAGTTCCAGCAACTGAATAATCTCTGAAGGGGTTTGCAACTGTAATATCAGGAATACTGATACCAGGAATATTTGCTGACTGACAGAAGAAAGATACTTTTGGGAAATTAATTAAAGATAATTTAAATCCGTTTGGGGCAAGAAAATTTCTATTTTGAATACGATCTTTAACCCACTTTGATTGTGACATTTTAAATAAAAATATTTAGATAAAAAAAACCCCTCGTGAGAGGGGTCCAGGAGCGTCTGTAAGAAAAGAATCACATCAAGTTGGTGACTCTTACACGACGGTAGTAAACGTTGGTAGAGAGGTTTCCTGATGCTACTGGATCAGAATCTACAAGTGCAGTCTCACCCTTTGCGAATGGATTCAGGACCATGCCGTAGCGAGTCTTGAAGCCAATCTTGGGCTGGAAGGTATCCTGACCGATTGCACGTACCATCTGGAGAGGTACATATGGGCAATAGAACAGACCAGCATCATAAGGGGAAGTACCCTTATAACCAGCGATGAAGAATTGAGCAGCAGTGTTACCCTCTGAAGGCAGTGCCGAATAAGGATCAATATAAACCTTAATACGACCGTTCAGAGTACCAACAAAGGTGTTGCCAGTGTCATCAACGTTCAGGTTGGTGTTGAGAGCAGGGGTGTAATCCAGAACACCTGCCATTGACAGAGCTGATGCAACATCTGAAGAACAGATGAGCATATTGCCCTTCCCTCTACGAGTCTCTTTAGCGATAGCGTTCATTTCACGCTCAATCTGGAACAGAAGACCCTTGAACTTCTCAACTGACCAACGACCGTTGGAGTCAACATCAAGGTCAAAAGTACCTTGAGTTGCAACGTTCTGCTGAGCACCAGCTTTAGCGGAACGGAATACTGTACGAACAACTTCACGATTGATTTCAGTGAGGATTTCAGCCGAAAGGATGTTTGCCAGTTCGGTTTCAGCATCCAGACCATGAATTGCCTTCAGATCTTGTGCGAGTTCAATGCTATATTCTGCTTTCAGTGCGCGTGACTTAGCAGTAACAGCAATCTTCTCAATGCTAAATGCCATTTCTGGGAATGCATTGTTTGCTGCATCACCGAGAGCTTCTGCGGTTGCAGTGCTCATTGCTGAACCAGAGGTATAAGTACCTGAAGCGTTCAGAACAGCAGGGTTGGTGCCTGACTGTGCAGTACCAGTTGAACCAGAAGCGGTTACATAAGGTGAACCAGAGAACTGACCATTTACTTCGTTGAAGAAAGTCTCGGTGCCAGTCTGACTATCATAGCGTGAACGCATTGCAAAGATGAGTCCAGTAGGACCGTTCATTGGTTGAACACCACAGATATCATAAGCAATCAGGTTAGGCATTGAACGACGGATCAATGAGATCAGTACGGGATCAAAACCTGCAATGTTGCCAGTGCCTGTGGTTTGAGTATTGATAGGACCGTGGTTAGTAGGTGCAGCCTCGGTCAGCATTCTCTCCTCACGGAGGAATTTTTCTTGGTTTTCAAGCAGGATTGAAGTGACGGCTTTTTTGTAATTATCCTTAATCTCGGGCAGATTGCCGTGAGACAGAACAGGTGCCCACTTTTCCTGCAGATGCTCGGTATTGAACATTTGCTTTAACTCCTTGGAAAATGTTAGGTAGGTTTGAACTATTTATAAATTACTTAGAATAACGAGCGATTGCTTGTACATAAGCAGCCATATGAGCAGGAACTTCCTGTTCAATTACAGGCTCAGATGCTTCAGCACTTTCAGTAATTTGAGTTTTGGGGAAATAATTTTCCTTAATAGTCTCAATCTTTTCACGATAAGTTTCCTCATCGGTAAACTCTACACCCTCTGAGAGAGATGCAAGTTTTTCTTTCTGAGTATCTGCAAGACCTTGTGATACTTCAACAACGATTGACTCTTTGATGAAGTCTCCCAGTGCAGAATTCAGTTCAATATTTTTTTCAATTTGTTCGTTGAGTTTTTGTTCCATCTCATCAAGTTTTTCTGTCATACCCTCAACCATGTCATACTTCTCTTCAGGAATGTCCATGTAGTGCTCTACAAAAACTTCCTTCAGTGCTGACATAAACGATTCTGCGATCTCGGTGCGAACACCATGATCAACAGCGAGTTTATTATCCTGAATCCATTGCTCTACAACGTAATTAAGGAAAGCGTCAACCTTAGCTGTCATTTCCTCTTTTGTCACTTCAATTTGCTCATTCAGTTGAGCAGCATACTGCTCTTCAAGTTTCTCAATTTCTTCATTGATCTTAGAAACAAGAGCAGCTTCAAAAATAGTAGTTGCTTTTTCTTTGAACTCTTCTGAAAGATCTTCGCCGTTTACCAGAGCATTTACATCTGCAGTAACGTCAACATCTTCTTTCTTAAGCATTTTTTTAACAAGTTTCTTATCTTCCTTCCCGTCCTCGCACTCTGTCTCCTCTTTTTTAAGAGTTGGCATTGCGTCCCCGCCACCACGGGTGGTTCCTTTTCCACCACGATCACCTGGGAATGATGAACCCAATTTAGGCATTGGGTCTTGTCCACCCTCACCCGAATTAACTTGAGTTCTGGACTTTTTGACAGGAGCTGCTGCCTTAGCGCCAGAGTTTTCAAACTTACCATTATACTCAGCAGATGAACCTGCTGCCATGGGTTCTACGTTAGCAACAGCAACTTCGGACCCAGAAGCACTTGGAAGATGTGATTTCTCTGCGGGTGCAGCACCAGCAGTTACAGCATTTTTCATTTCTGTAACGGTCTCCGTATCAATATTGTCTGATACGAACTCCTCAAATTTCTCGTTTAACGAATTTGCCATTAAAATTACCCCTACGGATACTTTGATTTTCTAATACTTATTTATTAATTTTATAAGTTAAACAGAAGTTTTTCAAACGACTCAAGGATTTTGCCCTCAAGTTGATTGCGTGAAACTCTATCTAACTCTTCTTTAACTCTTTGAATTTCAGCTTCTTTAAGAAGACCATTATCCCATACCCACTCCTTTCCTTCCATGATTCCATTTACAAAAGCATCTGGAGCAGAAGGATCTGCTACAATATCTGCAGCAGTAGTGAGCATAAAATCATCACGAACATAATTAGAACCACCTTTAGATTCCAAACTGCCAACACCTCTAGAAGAAACTCCTAGTTGAACACCTTCACGCAGAAGGTTCTTGGCAATACTACCCATCGGGGTTTCAAGTAATTTTGCTTTGCCGATGAAGTTGGAACCATCTTGATAAAGTTCTACAATTTTATGAGATACTCTATCAAGATTAATAGTGGGTCCATCAGGGTGACCTAGTTCACCGAGAGCACGAGATTTTTCAATATAATTTGAATTATAGTTAGTTACCTCACGCTGGAGAACAGGCATAGGATATACACGACCATTACGGTTCTTAATATCCCCCTGCAGGAATACTCCCTGAATATATGTATATTCTTTTCCGTCCTTCTCTTCTGTGAGGAACTGAATGTCCTCAATGTGTTCTACAATAAGTTTCATTGGTTTTCTTCGGTGGGTTCTTCCTCAGTTTCTTCTTCAGATTCTTCTGCAGAATTCATCAGTTGTGATGCATACTCCTTCTTATAACGATCAAGTTGCTCTACAGATTTTTGATAGAGTAGATCAATCACTTCATCAGCAGCATCAGAGTTTTGTCCAGAGACAATTTTATCAATTAATTCTTTAGTAACAGACATAGTTATATTGTGGATGTGTTAATTATTTAGTTTTCTAACTCTTTATTGTTAATTTTTTTTGGCGTTTGTGCTTTCAAAGAATCTTTTGTTTTAGTTTCTTTGGGTCCATTTTTAGGTGGAGGTGGTGCCATTGGGTCTTGCTCTACAGGTGCAACAGGAATATCCATAAGTTCACCAGATGTTTTTTCTTTCTTAATTTGGTTTGCTATATCAATAATTTCCTGTTCAGTTTGTTGCAGAATTTGACGCTTGATATAATCATTAGAATAATAAACACCAAGGAAAGGTTGCATTTGATTGACGAGATTTAAACGCTCGTTAATCATTTCAATTTCTTTCAGTTCAGTAAAATGATTATCAAATAGGAAGTCATATTGAATATGCTCTTCCATAAATTCCCAATCATCTGTGGTAATGACACCTTTTAAAACTAATTGAGTTTTTAACATATCATTAAACAAATGTGCAAATTGCTTACGCAGTCTGCCCACAAATTTAATGAACTTAAGTTCATCACGTAGGATTTCATTAGAACGACCTAGACTAAATCCCTTTTCCTCGCCTACGCGAGATGGAGGGAGGTTCAGCGATTTATAAAGTTTTTTAAGGAAATACTCAACGTCCTTCAGTTCTCCAAGATTTTGAGCACCAGGAAGTGTAGTAATTTCCGTACCTCTGCCACCCTCACGACGAGGTAACCAGAAATCTTCAAGCATACTCATAAATTTCTTGTCATCACGAATCTCGCCTGTACTTGCATCATATACAAGTTTGTTTCTATAGCGAGACATAACCTCTCTGAGGTATTGTTCTGCTTTGACTTTAGGTAGATTACCTACATCAATGTAAAAAATTCTACGCTCTGGGGCACGAGACATACGATAGATAACCAGAGAATCTTCAATCATTCTCAGTTGGTTAACTGCCTTTAGTGCCTTATGAAGATATGATAAAGGAATGTTCATGTTCAAATCCATCAGACCTGAAGGAACAAATGTGATAGCATCAAGGGAAATCTTGATTCCCATATGATCACGAGGACCTTGTACCGTAGAAGTACTAGTAAAAATACCTTTTGGATTAAACAGATAATATTCTTTTACATCACCAAAATCTACTTTTGCTTGTTCCTGAGTAGGAGGAGTTACTGGTTTCTTGACCTCCCTCATTTTCTTGATCTTCAGGGGATCAATATAACGGAGTTCTTTAATACCTTCTGTAGGTTTGTTGACATCAATTACTTTATGATAATACATTCTGCCATCAATGTACCAGCGACGGAACAACTGGTAGCATTTTTTGTCAAACTGTAAAAGTCTTTTAATTTCTTTAAATTCTTCACGAATTCTTTTTTTGATTGAATCACTAATTTCCAGATTAGAAAGTTCAATTTCCACTGGGGAATCATCACCATCTGCTACAATAGCTTCGTTAACAACTTCGTCAATTGCTGAGTCAACTTCAGGATGCAGTGATACTTCACGATATTTACGAATCATCTCAAATTCATTTTTTGAAATACCCTCAATATCAACATATTGACCGTAATAACCCCCAGCGGAGATTGTTACGGTCCCATCATCGTTATTAGGAGCAACAGGAGAAAGTAACCCCTGCTGCTTCTTTTTCTTTTCGTTATCTTTATCTAAAGAAAACCCAAACAATTCTGCCATAGTATAGAGATAAAACTACTTTTTACTGTAGTTATTTATCAGATCCCGCTGCTACCATTAATTTCAGCACCCGCTGCTCCAGCACCATTCTTTGATTCCCACCAGTCGTATTGGAACTCTACTGTATATTCAGCAATGGTATTATTGTTGTCATAGGACAAATCAATCTGAGATACATTAGTTGGGAATGCATTTTTAAATGTATACTCTTTGATAACTTTATGAGGATCAGCAGTATTTGCTCCTGTTGAAGTACCTCTAGCTAATTGCTCAACTCTTAATGTTGCAGCAAAGTTGGTAGTATAACCAGCACCGTTATCATGCTTGTTAAGATGATCCATCCATTTTTCAAAGAATGATCTGACTGACATATTTTCGTCAGCCATGATAGTGACGGTCCATGATTCAAATGTTCTGTCACCAGGAAGTTTAATTACTCTTCCTCTAAATGGAACTTCTACAGTTCCAATAGAAGCAGCTGGGATTCCTGCGGAACGACAAAGAAATGTAAACTTTGGATCTGTTCCTTTTACATCAGTACTTGCAGCAATACCACTGATACTAGAACCTAAATCTGCTACAGAAACCATGAAAAGATTTGGTCTAATACCATAACCAATTTTTTCTTTGAATAAACTTAAGTTTGCCATTGTTTGATTACTCCTTGTAAGTATTTATTTTGTTAATCAAACTCTACCAACTACTTCGTCAAAACTTACACCCGTGCGTGTGGCAACGAATGTCAGGGTGATGAAGTTAATTGAACGAGATGGTTTTACATAGATGTCAGCAATAAATTCATTTCTATCAATAACATCTGGTGTGTTATTGGAAGCATCGGCAACAACAAGGAAATCAGTCATACCTCTTCTTGCCTGTACTTCACTCAAATAATTAGTTACCTGGGTGGTAAAATTATTACGAGTCGTTTCATCATTTAATTCAAACAGAACATTCTTGGAGAAATCTTTAATTGTTCTTTCCAGAATAAGGAACAGACGACGGACGTTAATTCTATCAAAAGCAGAAGGACTACGAAGTGCGGTCTTATCGCCAAAGAGAACAATTCCTTGACCAGGGAATGAAACGATAGGGTTTACACGTTTTGCATAAAGTTCATCTCTCTGATCTTTAGTTGGGTTGAATGCAATCTTAACAGCATTACGAATATTGCCTCTGTTGAAACCAGCTGGTGAATACCAGGGTTCTGAAACAGTAGCAGTATTCACACAAAGTCCAGCAACATCAGCATTTGTTGGAATCCAACGGAAAGTATCATTAAAACGATCATAAATGTACTTATAGTTGTTATCAAATACTGCATAAGAAGAACTATCACTAATTCCCTCAAAGAAAGCAACTACGTTATTTTTTTGCGCTGTTGTGCTAGATGCATCACTACCAATTACATCAGATCTTTTTGGTGAAATAAATGCAATACAATCTTTTCTTGTTGTTGCAAGATTGATTAATGTATTTGCCTTTGAAGCAGTTATAGGACCAGCAAGAATATAATCAAGTTGAAGAGTCTCAACGTCTGAGAATACATCTAGATAAGTTTGTGTTTCATTTCCTACATTATAATTTTGATAATCTGAACCTGCTGAAAAATCATATGATTTTGGTCCAAGTAATTTAAAGTTAGAACTTGCGCTAGAAACTTCAGTAATTGATACAGAACCTGCTGGTTCATAATCATAAGATGTTTCATGTGCTCCAGAATAAACATACTTAGAACGACCTTTGATTACTCTCTTATAAAAATTATTTTCACCTTCAGTTGTTTTTGCATCAAATGCTTTTGAAACATATAAGATTTTTTCTAAAATAGTATTTGACGCTCCAGTAATAGAACCATCGTCATCAATTATTACTACATGGACTTCATCATTTTTACCATTTTTTGATGCTGCAAATGGAGAAGTTCCTGGACGAGGAGCAATTGAATTCCACTTAATCAATCCTGGAATTACAGTTTGCTCATCATACCAATCAGTCGCTGCTGAAACTGTAGTACCAGAAACTGAATCATTAGCAGCAAATTTTGCTGATCCAGTATCAAGAACTACTGCTACTTTTGTAGTGTCGCTATTATTTGTTTGGTAAACTTTTCCTGATTTGCTGCCACTGGTAATTGAATCACCTTGAGTAAAGGATACACCAGATGCCAAGGTTAAAATTTGATCAGCACCAGCATCAATGATGCAAACCTTCAAACCGTTTCCCCACGTACCTGGAGTTTTTGCAACATACTTGTAACTTGGAGTTGTGTTCTCTACGCTTGTCTCATATACCGAAAGATTATTTACTTTGATACTAGAAACTCCACTTGCAACTGCACCAGTGGAATTTGCATTTGTCAAATAAGAAGCATTTGCTGAAGAGATTCTTGCTACCTGAAGATTACCGCCATAGTTTAAAAACTCTGATGCAGTAAACCACCACTCATAATTATCACTCGTTGGTTTACCAAAATTTTCTACCAATTCTTTCTCGTTTGTAATAAGTTTTGCTATGCCTACTTCACCTTTTGTGAAAGGACCAGCAATAGCTGCCACATTAGTAATCGTTTCCTGGAGGCGTGAGTTGGTAAAGTCACGCTCCTGAACAATAATACCTGGCGATGTTTGTGATGCCATCTTTTACCCCTAAAGTTCAGATTTTATTCTAAACTTATTTATAAATTACTCTATTTCAGAGGTAGGTTGCCATGTAAGTGAATTCGCTTGCTACATCTCCGTATTCATCTAGATACCAACGGTCTCCATCTACATCCACAAAACTTTTCTCTTCATCGTTAATACCATCAGAGATAAAACCAAAAGGTGACATATCTTGTTCAATTTGATTTTTCTGTTCTTCGTAGATTCTTTGACGAACATCATTGTCCGTCATTTCTTTAAAATAATCTTGGACTGCCAACCAACAAAAGATTACCAAACACATTGCAAGGTCATCATGACAACCCTCTTCTGCTTCAAATGAATTATTTTTCTGAATAAATGTCGTTAGTTCTGCGATAGTAGCATAGTCTGGAATTACCAGTTTATCATCTTCAATAAATGTTTTTAAGTTCAGACATCCAACCTTCTTAACAGTCTTAGACATTTTCACACCCAACTGTGTTTTCTTTCCAGAAAATCCTGTGCCTACAATTTGTCCTGCACGACCTCTCATTGCACACATAAGTACGTGGTCATACTCAAGATCAAAGTGAATCATCCCAGCAACTTGGTCACCAATATCATTAACCTCTGTTAGGATGTATGCTTTGTTATAAGACCTAGCAAGTTCTACAATAATATTTGGAAAAAGTATTGGTTTAATTTCGTTGTTTTTATATCTTGCTACTAATTTATAAGGAAATTTTGTGATATCAAAGATCAAGAACGCAGAGTAATCATTTCCTACACCACGAGCAACGTCAACAGTGACAATATAATCATGTTCTTTTTGTGGTTCTTCATAAACTACTAGACCTTTTCCATTATCTTTAAGTGGATCTTCATAAACCATTGTACGAAGTTTGCTTGCAGCAATCAAAGTATCAACAGATCCTAGGAATTCGCACTCAAATTCTTGTATGAACTGTCTCTGTGAAGTGTTTGCAATTGTTTGTTCCTTCCATTTGGCATCTCTACCAGGAACTTGAGACCAATGAACTTCAGTCGTTACATATTCGTTCTTACCGCGCTCGGCATCATGCCAAAGTTTGTAGAACATATTCATCCCGTTTGGTGTAGAGATGATAATAACCTTTGTAGATTTACCAGACGAGATGGTAGGATATACAGACGAGAAGAACTGTTCTGCAATATGAGTTGGAACGAACGCAAATTCATCCAGGAAGATGATGTTGAATGACATTCCTCGGACAGCAGAACTTGAAGTAGATGCTGCCATGATCTTGGAACCGTTCTCAAGCTCTAGTGAACCTTTGTTCCAAGAAATAATACCTTGCTGCATCCACTTTGGCAAATTCTCATATGCCAACTGCAGTCTACCAAGCAGTTCTCTGGACGTTGATAGTTTGTTTGCCAGAATACCTATATTTACATTAGCATTAAACAACGAATAGTGTAGAAGGTAAGAGACCACTGTGGTGGATTTTCCTGTCTGACGAGGAAGTTTAGCAATATTAAAACGATTCTCGTGGAACTTACGAATCATATCCTCCTGAAAATCCCACATTTCAAAGGGGACTAAACCTTCATCAAGAGAAACAATTTTGATATAATTTTCGGTAAAATATACGGGGTCGTTCTCACACTTCAACCACTCCTCAATCTGTTTGGGAGTAAATTGCATCTGCACATTCGCCGCTTTAAGATTAGGCGAACCTTTGTATACTTGATTTTGACTCATGGTATTTGTCTAATTACTAATTTTCCAGATGGATCACCAAAAACTAATTCTTCTGGTTTTTCTACTATTATGATTCTATTTGCTGGTATATTAATAATTTGATAAGTAACCCCACTTAAAGTTATTCCAATATCTTCATCGGTAGGGTTTTCAATTTCATAATACATATCAACAATTCCAAGCTCTTAGTGACTTATTGATTCTTGAATTAGGGTCTCTAGAAGTTTTCTTTGATGTAAGTTTCTTTTTCATCCCCCTCATTCTAGCGCAGAATGATGCCCTGCGGGGATTTCCAACCTTCTTTGAAGGTGCTTTGAGGTCGCTTCCAGGATTTTCTCTTTCGTAAGATTTTCTTCCTTTTTCGTTGAGTCCTCCGTTTTTATTTTTTCCTGATGATTTTGTCCAAGCTGCTCCTTCATCTAGTTCAACAAACTCCCTAAAGGATAATTTATTTAGTTCAGGTTGAACTTCTTCGTTATATTTGCTAGACATATAATTTGCGACGGAATCCATATAATCAGTGGCAAGAGTAACTTTTGCTTGTACCCATGCTGGTATCTGCATCGTTGGAGATTTAATTTCTTCTCTCAACCTTTTACAGTGCATCTCAAGTTGGTCTAACTGATTAAGAATCATAGAACCTTCATCATCAAGCTCTCTACCCATTGCTACATCAATATGATTTTCGTTCATCTTTTTACCTCTTATTTTTTAGTAAAAATTTTTTATCCTAGGTAATCAACTGAAGTTGCAGAAACATCAGAACCACTATCCACTTTTATTTTTTGGTCTGCCCTTTTACAAACTACTAAAACTGTTCCAGGGATTGAATTATAAGTTCCAATTAATGTTGTTCCGTCATTTTCATAGACACTAATAGTTCTTGATGCATTACCTCCTGCATCATGACTAATTAAAATATCTGTTCCTGAAGCAACTACATTAGGTGTAGCGTTAAGTGTTACACCAGCTGCTAATACTTTTACTCTCATTTTTACTTGCCTTTTTGATTATTTAGGTTTTTTGATGCGTTCTTAAGCATCTTTGCGAGGTCTGCTGTGGAACCAACAAACATAGTATTATTGACAGTAGTAGGAGAAGATTTTTTATCTTCCGATTTAATGTCTTTCATTTTCTTTTGAAGGTCTGCTAACTTATCTGTGATATCGGCAACATTCTTAATCCCCTGGAATGCAACCTCGTATGCTCTGGGGTGATTGCTGCTGCGAGCAACTTCAATCAGTTCATCAATCGCAACTTGACCTTTCTGAATAAGTTCATAAAGTTCTGTGCGAGCATACTTATAATCAACATCAATATCACCCTCGTTTTCTGCGGGAGGTTGGATAGAAACCACTTCAGTTTCTACTGATTCAATATCAAAAAGGTCTTCCATATTCTCTTGAAATTTATGGTCCATAGTAAGTTATACCCTCATTAAATCCAAAATCGTCTTCTGCTGTAAGTAGTGATGTATCAATAGCATCTACATCTCCATCACCATCCTGATCACTAATTGCTTTTGGTTGAACTTCATACTTAAGAACCCTAGCATTAGTAACCTTATCACCAACATTGATATTGGAAATAGATTTCTTAATGATGTTACCAGCAGTGACAGGACCGTACAGATAAGTCTTCGCAGTAAAACGAAGTGTCCAAGTTATATATCTTCGTGTGGAATAGTCACCTTCATAATCATCACTATAATCAACACTATTTAAAATAATTGGAATGTCACGACTCTCTTCCATTTCAGGAATAAGATTTACGGTGACTGTAAACTGTGGTTGAAAGTATGGTAAAATTTGTTCAATAATTTGAAGACCATCATCTTGTGTTTTTGTGATAATTGACAATTCAAATTCTATGTTATAAGGAACAGGCATATACTGTTTCTTACCTACAGACCCAGTATTATCTGAAAATGCTCTATTAAACTGTGTAGGTGGAACTTTTCTGCCGCCGTCATAAGAAATTCCTGTCATTTCAAATGACATTCTTGGAATTGTGATAGTAAATTTTCTATCAATGTCTGGCGCCTGTTGAAGTCTTGTTAAAAACTTTTGAGCAGGACCATATGCCAAGGGAACTTTTTCTTGTTTTACAAACTTACCTTGTTCATCATAAGTGTTTAGTTGAATATTATTAAACAGTGTACCAAATGTGGTAACTGTTTTACGAATAATTTTGTGATAAAAATAATTACCTAACATTAGAAGCTACCTTTAATATCTCCGAATTCACCGAAAGGATTGCTTTCAGTGAAATCAATAATTAAATCGCCCTTAGATTCAATCTCTCTATTTTCAGAATAGGCGTCAGTCATATTTAGGGTGTCGTAAGATTGTACTCTCCACCTAGCACCTGATTCCTGACCCCTGATTAATTCATTAGGAGCAAAGTTTCCAGTGATATAAGCAACATTAAGTACTCTTTCAGTAGGTCTCCATTCACCAACCCTTGCTGTATAATTCGCAGGTGAAGGATCTATAATGACTGTAGGCGCCCCAGAATAAGTATATGAAACTGAAGGAGGATTCACTGCAGTAACTATTCCGCCAGAAATAGTCGTTGTAGATGTAGCGATATAATTACCAAAAGAGTCATAGTAAAATACTGATGGAGCAGTTATATAACCACTTCCAGGATTGGTAATAGTAAGTGCTCCTAGTGTACCTCCACTTAATACTGCAGATGAAACAGTTGCAGTAAATCTTGTACCAAGAAGTTTTTCATCTGGTTGGTAATTGCCTAGACCACTTGGCATCATAAGGATTGGGAATACACCAGATTCCCGTTCAAGATTATCAATTTTTTCAATTCCTGTTTCAAATATACTGTCCCCATATTCAAAGATTTCACACGACATTGTGTAGACATATAAACTATTTAATTGATAGAATGGTTTTTGATTCTCTACATATTTGATTTCAAAAACAGTTTGATTTAATGGGAACCAAATTAAATCACCATCATTAGGTCTACCAGCCACAATTTTATTTGTAGCAAGGTCAACAAAATCTTTCCATCTACGACGTGATACTGTTAATGTGATTTCATCAGTAACACGTAATCCGAACTTGGAAAGCATGTCTCCCTTACCACCAAAATTTTCAAAGTTCTCAAGATACATTTCAATAAGATAACTATCTCTATATTGAGAATGATAGATATCATTCCACAGTTTATCTTCATAAACTTTTCTAGGAATGTAATAACATTCAATACCATACATCTTGATTTGCTCTTCAATCAAGTCATGTATTAAATTTTGCTCACCTTTTGTTCCTTGAGTGAAGTAAAGATTTCTAGTCATTATCCGATCATATCCAGAGGTGGAAGTTCTGCTGCGAGTTGGAACTCTGCCAGAATTTTTTCAATCTCTACCTCAGCATCTTCATAAATTTCTCTACCATTTAATGTAATACCTCCAGGAAGAGATACATTTCTAAACTTAATTAAGTTCTGTCCCCACTGACGTTTGATAAGTGCAGTTGCATACTTCTTCATCCAAACATCATTCCACACCTCAGTGCATTGAGCGGGGTCAAGCATTCTGTAACAATCAATTAAGATATAATTACCTGACGTTAGTTGATCAAAATCAGTATCCAGCCAAAGTTTATTTTCTCTTTTATTAAAACGAATCGGTTTGAAGTTTGAAATAACCCAATCAAGAGTTTCCAAGTAACTCTTAATCATATAGTAATTAAGAATTTCCATTGAACCAAAGTTATAAAAATCATTCAAAAACAATTGATACTTGATACTAAAAATATTTCCTGATACTGATGATACACTATTATCCTGAGCATATACTTGAGTAATGCCAAGAATATGATCTGGAATTTGAATGTAATTATTTTGTTCTATTAATGTTGTGCCTGATATTGTTGTATTAGTTTTTGCTGCAGCAACCATCTGAGGTGTAATCTGCATTTTAAGAATGGTACGAATACTACCATCAAAGTGACGCTCTTGAAAGAATTGAATAGCATCATCAATCGCATCTTCAATCTGATCATCATCCACATTAATTTCAAGCACAGGAAAACCAAGTTTCCTTAAGCAATAATCAATTAATTGTTGTCTGGAGGCGGGACGAGCCATGAATACAAAAATAACCCTTAGTTTCCTAAAAGATATTTATAAATTAATATTTAAATTCAGCACCAGACCATCTGATTTTAGGTCGGTTTTCATCAGTCCAAGTATCTGTCATCCAACGATGAACATATGCAAGGTCTTCTCTTGAATGCATAAAAATTCTTTGAAGTGTATTAGTAGCAACCTCTCCATTGTTCACAACCTCAGTCAATTTATCAATACCAGCGGAAGGATGATAATATGTTACACGCTTAGCTTCTTCAGATTTATCTTGCCAAAATTTACTATCTTTGAAAATTGAACCATATTGATAATGAAAAGCTAATTCTTGTTCATAACTAATCATTAACCTTTCATACTTGACATTATAGATGCATCTCTTAAGATAATCTATTTTTTCATTAAGATAGTCACAAATTTGACTAGCAAATTCAACATACATTAAAATTGAATATGCTTGTAAAGGTTCTACGAAAAATAAACGATTTCCATTTGCTGCAACTCTGGGGGATTCAAGAATAAATCTTGCTCTTTTTGGATTCCAAGTTATAACTTTTCCTTTTTTACCACGACTCTCTAATTTATATGTAACTTCTTCGGGAGAAATATAATTTGTATTGAATAAGTATCCCTTTCTTACAACATTTTCTTTTGGAAATGGTAAATTAAATTCCCATCCATCCTCAGTAGCATTATGAACGGTACAATCTTTGCTTATAATTCCTGGATAAACTTCAAAATCGTCATCTCTATATAAGTATCCTGCATTTACGGTGTGAAAAGCAGGTGTTACGGATTTGTTATGATCATAATTCCAACCAGTACAATTAATAACAAAATCGTACCTTTTATCATTGACCATCACATAATCACCATAATCTTTTAAATCTGAAACTTTTTCAGCATGATACTTTATTCCACGTTCTTCTAATGCATCATTTAAAAATTTATTTAATACTACAGTATCAAAATGAAATGAACCTATACCACTGTTTGCATCTGGAGGATGCCCACCAAATCCATGTACCCACGGAACACCAGTACCCCAGTTAATAAATGTAACACCACGTTTTCTGGACATCAATCCTTTTTCAATAAGATCATCCATACGAAAACCAAGTGCTTCATAAAGAAGATTTGGGAAATGTGGAGTTGTTGATTCTCCTACAGAAACAGGAGGGATATCTGGATCATAAAAAATTTCTATATCATGTTTATTCAATATACAAACACACGCTTGAATAATAGAAGAAGTGCCTTTACCAATGATTGCGATTTTCATAATAGTTATCTAAGATTAAATGATAAAATAGTACGTTTAGAATTATTAAAACTAGGAACAGTAAAATGCAGTAAAGATGCTGGAAAAAGTATTAGAGATCCTTCAAATATATTTTTGGGTACAAATATTTGCTGAGAACCTGTTACAAAATCATTGTATGGGCATATAAAGTGAGTGGGTTTATGGTATTTGGGATCAAAATCCATGAAACAAACCGCACTAAATCCAAGACCACCATGATTATGAACTTGATGAAACATATCGTTGTAGGTAGTTTCAATCCAAGAATCACTAATTTTATATGGTGGTAATCTAAATTGAATTAAAAATTGATTAATTTCTGGTTTTAAAATATTATAAACTTTTTCAGAGTAGTTATATTTTGCTTCTGCATTTTTATGATAGTCCGTTATTAAATTTTCAGTATTATGTGATGGTGCTCCTTCAAATTTTTTTAAAGATAATAATTTTTGTTTTTTATTATCCCAATCACTTATTCTAAAATGAACAAGTGGTATTTTAAACATATCAAATACACTGACCGTACTCATACTTTGAATCTCACTTAAAATTATTTATGGTTAAAAAAGAAAACTTGATTTACTCTGTAAGTATCAAAATAGTAATCATCTTCAATATTCATTCCATGTAAAAATTTCAATCCATCAAATAGTACAAGACTATTGAATGTTGATTTAAAAGTTTTAATAACTCTCCATTTGTTTTTATCTCTCCAAGGACAATTATGTTCACTGGTTGTTATACTGTCATTTATATTTTCATATAAGTTAGTTCCAGCATTTTCATTTTCAGTAAAGTATACAATACCATTGTATCCATTATCTCTATGAGGCCACCAATAATTATTTTTATAATCGTTAAAATCTTTACTTATAAATTTGGTAATATTATTGACAATATAATTTTGTTTTTGAGAAGATTGAATGCAAATATTTTCTAGGTAACGATTGACATGTATTATTTGATCAGTTTCAATCCTTTGTCTTCTATCATCAAAATGCACACCATTATAAGATGGTTTTTGATCTGCTTTCCATAAAGAAGTTTGATATTGACTAAAAAAATTAAAAACTTCTATAGGATATTTGTAAAAATTTTGTATAGTATACACAGGTGAATTGTCAATGTATTCTATATTAATTTCACTAGATGTATTGATTTCAAAAATATTCATGTTTTTTTATTTTCTAATACTATGTTAAATGAAACTACAATTTTTTCACCAGGATTATACTGAATGGGTGTTGAGTGTTCTAAATTGCTATGAAATATAAGTAATCTTCCTGGTTCACATTTTACAGGATGTATCATGGTACTCAATTCATTCATCTTTTCTGGATTTTCATAAAAATTTTTCTGTTCGTCATGAAAAAGAATATGATTTTCTTGAGTAGTTTTTATATAGTATGCTCCAGATAAGAAAGAACCAGGATGTAAATGAGGAAATAAGAAATCACCTTTATCACTAATATTAAACCACATTGTCTGTATGAATGCTTGAGGAATCCTTGAGCGTTGATATCCATATTCAATCATAAATTCTTTTGTTGATTTAATAATTTCATCAGCAAGTAAATTAAATGGTTGCATCTTGTGCAAATTATCAGCTCCTCCATGAGAAGAGTTGACATTAAAGTTTGCTGCTCTTCTAGTTCTAGATTTTAAATTATGAACACTTTTTTCTAATTCAGATAAAATTTCAGAACAAACATTATCTTTTATGTAATAACATTTGGGAAATATTGGTAAGATTTTACCACTCATCATTTTCAGATTCCTCTCCATCTCTAGGTACAAAATCAATTACAACTTCAGGTCCTTTTCCAGTTTTTACAGCTTCTTCTAAAAGAAAATGTTTTACCATATTAAAAGTTTCAAATACTAATTGCTGATATTCAAATTCAACCCACCATAACACATCTTCTTCATCAACATTATCATAATCTGTATCAAACGTTTCGTCATTTTCATCTACTTCCTTTGGTTTTTTTAAAACAACTTCAATTACCATGTGAGTATCAACGCCATGTTTTTCTTCTGCTTGTAAAGCAATGTCCATTATAGGAAGTTCAGAAACTAATGCCATATAAAATCTCCGTTTATAATCTATGTAGGAACAATAAATTTATGTATATGTAGTAATAGCACTACATTTAATCTAAAATTCAAGTACTAAATAATTTAAATTCCTTAAGTATATATTGACTTGACGGGATTGACTTTTTATACTAAAATTGTAGTTAGAGATTTTTAAAACAATGAGTGTTAAACTTTGCTTACTTAAAACAGGTCAAACTGTAATTGGCGATCTTAAAGAGGTAGTTGATCATGCAGAAAACAAAACCATGGGATATAAAATTATTGAACCCTATTCAATAGATTTTGAATACAGAAACACACTTACTGTTGATGGGAATGAAAAAGTTAAAAATTCAACTTTAGATAACGCAGGGGTAAAGTTTAATTTTTGGGCTCCTCTTTCTGCACAAAGAGAATTTAATTTTCCATATGAATTTATTGATGTAATTTATGAACCACATCAAGAAATTGTAAGTTTATATAATTCTGTAGTTAATCATTACATTGAAGAAAATACAATTACTCAAACCGTTAATGGTGAAGATGTAATCATTACTTACAATCAAGATCTTGAAGAAAAAATTCAAGAATCAAATCAGGTTAGATTAAAAGAAGCAGAAAATAACGAAGAACCTGAAAATCTTAACTAAAGAGGTTATTATGTTTGAAAATATTGACGAAATTAAAAAAATAGATTTTACTAAACTGTTTGAAATAAATGGTTCTGAAGTTCAGTCTCAAATTTATGATAATTTAAATTATATCACCATTGACAATTTTTTTAAAAATCCACATGATATAGTTGATGTATTGAAATTATTTCCAATAAATGACAAAAGTAAATTTTACGAAAAAATTTCCGAACTGAAAAAAACTAAGTGGTTACAGCAACCAGGACTACAACAGTTTTTTCCAATTAACTACCTAGAAAGTCTTTCATTTACTTTATATAAACTTCTCGCAGAATATGATTATGTTCCATATGATATTGAAAATAGTGGAGACTATCTGCGTTTAGGTAGACAATTATCTCAATTTGTATATTATAGTAATATTTTTTACCCAGGAATTTTAAAAATAAGCAATAACAACCTACCTCATTTTGATCAAAGTCAATTTGCATTTAATATTTTTCTTAGCGAAAATGTTGGTGGAGGGACATCATTCTATAACTTAGTCTACAACAATAAGAGATATGCAAGTTTAAATGCTGTTTTATCAGAAACAGATCCTGCAATGAAAGAGGGCATCAAAAATGAATTAAATAAGATGAATGATACTTGCGAAGTTGCACCTTATGATGCTTTTGAAGGAAATGAAATGTGGGAAAAATACCACACCATTGAATATAAATTTAATAGACTATGCCTTTATAAAGGTAACTTTTGGCATAATGTATATTATGACGCAAATACAGAAACTAATATAAGATATTCTTTATCAGCTACTTACTCGCCATCAATGGATCCAAATGAAGAACATTATTGATCATAAAAATAATATTTCAATATCTGATTTTAATTTATTTTCTATAAAAGAATTAGAAAATCTATTTTCTATTAATGATAATATTGAAATTAATTTTCATAGAGCTGATCAATTAGAGTATATAACAATATCTGATTTTTTAAGGTATCCAGAAGATGTAAAAAAATTTCTAATCAAATTTCCTTCCGAAGATAGATTACAAAGTATTATAGAAATAAATCAGATAGTAGTAAATAAAGCTCCTGGATTTCAACAACCATTTAATAATATATTCTTTCTTCCATTATCAAATGCATTACATAAAATAGCTTTTGATCATGGATTCTGTAACTATGAATATGATAAAAGATATTGGGATTTTTATTCCAATTGTCTTCATTCGGGAATGCCCTCATTCAAGAAAAATTATTTACCGCACATTGATTCATTTGCTTTAGCTGCAAATTTATACCTTACTGATATTGAAGATACTTATACAGCATTCTTTAAATTTATTGACTGTCAAGGAAATCAATATCCTAGCGTGCATAAATTAAAACTAAATCAACTTGCGATGAATGAATATATTAGTACGATGGCAGATTACTCTGCATCTGAAGATTTAGGTGAGTGGCAAGTATTTCGTGGCAATAAACATTTTGTTGAGTATCATAGAATACCTTCTAACTTTAATTGCATAAGTATGTACAGAGGTAAGTTCTGGCATAATGTACAGTTTGATGCTACTATACCAGACAGAATAAGATATTCTTTAGTTTGTGTACTTAAATAAAAAGAAACCCTCCTTTCGGAGGGTCTTTTTTATGCTTATGATGGCAGTTGATATTTTACTGGTACGTGTTGATTATATACTTTTTTAATCTTAGCACTAAGAATAGGATCTTCAAAATATTTAAGTGTCAATGCATCTTTACACGATATAACTTTTTCATAAGATTGTTTTGCTGGAAGAAATTCTTCCGATTCTGGATCTATCATATGCCAATCAAAATCACATGCTTGAATTGCTTCAACTAAATCTTCAAGGGTTACTTTATATTGTTTTGCTGAAGTATTTTCATATGGTTGAAGTGAAATATTAAGTTGTTTTGGATCTTGGATTTCTTCCATTTTAATTCTCCTAGTGTTTAAATTATATATTTAAATTATGCCTGTGATTCTTTCCAGGTAACACGAGCGGTAGCTGAATATGGGTTTGCACTTGAAACACCAGTAGAGTCAATAACTTCCGCCACAAGTGTCAGAAGGTCAGGTCCATTTGGATATACACCATCACCACCGAGAATAGAGTTGCCCAGAGCACTGAGTTCACTAAGATCATAGGCAGTTGCAGCAGCAAGTCTTCTTGTACCTTCAATAGGACCACCAGCGGCTCTGAAGGCAAGAATCTTTTGGCCTCCAGATAAAGTTTCATTAGAGTTGTGTCTAACTAATTGACATAAAGAAGGACTATCAACATTAGCGAATGCATCAGTACTCAGTTCTGGATTAATAATCAATGAAATTTCAGTTTCATGAGTAACTTGAACTCCAACTGACTGAAGATTTAATTGCATTCTATTAATAATTTCTCTTTGACCAACACTTCCAGTGATAGAAGAATCAACAGAAGGTGCAAGACGAATACTCAGAAGAGGAATATATGATGGAATCAAGTTGTCACTACCAGCAGGAGCGCCAACGTTAAACGATGTCGTAGTTGGAACTGCGGGGTTTCCTATTCTGGCATTGATAGTTGAAGCATAGCCTCTGGGGAAGACGGTTGCAGAACCTTCTTGATACTGAATATAAACAAAGTAAGTTGAACCACTAACGAACGAACGAGAATTAATATTTCTTCCGTTTGAGAAATATCCCTGTGCAATTGCTGTATTATAGATTAGAGTATTAATGGTCAATTTACTTGCTTCACTGCTCGGAAATGGGATTCTAATAAAGTATTGTGAGTTGAAAGTATTGATTCTTTCTTCAATAATAACAGAATTTCCATTAGATGATGAAGTTTGAGTTGTTGCATTAGTAAACTTAAGAACATTACCAGATGCAGTAAACAGATATGCTTCGTCATCCTGGAACATACCGTCCATAATTACCGAAGTACCCCAGTGGAACAAGGAAGGAACAAATGTTGGTGTTCCAATATTTTCAATTTCATAACGAGCAGGCAGGTTACCAGAACGGAAGTAAGATTCAAGAAGTTTATTATTGTGTTTGAACTCATGAACATACTTTACATGACCATGTTGGTCTTTAAATCCAAAACGAATCTTACCAGCACCATACCATGAATAATCTGCATAGCACATTTGAATTCTACCAATATTTAATACATAACCAGATGGACCAGATCCATCACACTTATCAATATTCCATTGAAGTTGTGGAACTCTTACATCAATCGTCTTAGTTCCAATAACGTTACTATTTGTTACACCCTTATATGATGGTTGAACCGTTATTGAAGTGTTATTGGTTATTTTTACAACCTTGTGAGTCATACCACGAATAACAATTTTATCACCTTTTTGAAGTTGTGAACTAAACTGAGTACTCGTGCCTACGATAATTCCAGATCCTTTTGTTACTGAAAGAGTACCCGTCAACTGTTGTACTGAAGATCTTCTGACACAATTTATATTTTGACCATCAAATTCAAAGAAGAATCCATTTTGGAAATCAAACATTCCAGCACGTACTGAGGAATTATTCCATTTTTCTACAGCAAATGATGGGAATCCACCTGAAGTACTAACTCCAGCAGGAACATCTTTAAGTTGAACTCTAAATGTAAAGTCATCAATTATAGTAGCAACAGAAACTTTCTTATTAAATACATCATTATCAGATCCTACAATACATACATATGAACCAACGATACAATTATGAGGTCTATTTGATACAATTGTTGCTAATTTTGCTGGTTCTAATGTAATAGGAACATCAGTTATAGATGCAGTTAATGTTTGTGATAAGACAAGAGTGGTACTATTTAATACAGAATCAATTTGACAAGCATCAAGTGTTACACCAGAGGGAAGTCCAGTGATTTCCATGTAAGGAACAACACCAGCAGTTGAACCACTGACCACAGTAAGTCTATTTTCCCCTGAAACACCAGTAACACGCAGTGAAGTTGTAGTTCCTTGTGGAGTATATGCTAAGGATGTAATTGGATTTTGTGGAATAAAGTTAATAGCAAATGAAGTTTGAATACCTTTACCTGACTGATAACGGAAATACTTACGAGTTTGACGGCAAATAAGACCATCAGGAGATTTAGAAGTACCAATTTCCATACCACCATCAAATGGTCTATGTAGATAGTAACCATCAGGTCTTACATAAATGAATGTAGGAATGAAGTACTTGAGACTACTTCCAGTAAATGTAAATGGCGTATCAACTAATATAGAACCATCATCTTTAATTGCATTAATAGATCTTGTGACAATAGTTCCAGGGGTCGTTGCACTATTAACAATACGAATAGTATCACCTACTTTAAAGTAACGTTTAAAGTTGGTATTATTACCAAGGATTGTTCTTGCTGTAATAGTAGTACCACTAGTGACTGATACAGTACCAGCGCCAGTGATTAATCCTGAAAGATTTGCTGTGATTAATTGATGTGAACCAGAGCCAGTAGAAGTCATTGTTACAGCAGTGCCACTTTGAGCATTAGCAAGAGTAGTGGCAAGTCTAATTCTGGTATCATCAAGTACAATGACAAAATAATCTGTATTATGTGTCAAACCACCAATCGCAGTGCCACCAGCAGTATTGTAAATAATTCTTGTTCCTGGTGAGAAGAAGTGATTTGGTATTGTAAGGAATCCATTAGCACCTGTTGTTACTGCAAGAGCAGCATTGAAAGGTTTATTACCTGGAGATAATTTAAATGGAAGGGTAATTTCAAGAGTTTTATCATTGATTGCTCTAGTAGTGGTATAAGAACCGTCAACTGCACCAAATGTTGCGGATGCATTTTCAAATGACTGAATGCCAGTACCAGTGCTTGTAAGTACAATTTCATTAGTAAATCCTACCGTAGTTCCGAGTTGGAATCTATTGTTATTAATTGCCTTGAGGTAGTAAGTACCGTTATTTGATAAACCACTGACAACAGTTGCTGGAGAGGCAAAAGTATAAAGAATAAGTTCGTTATTTGAGAATTGATTATTGCCAATGTAGATACTATTCTTGAAAGGATTAATAATAGTAGCAGCCATAATGTAATTACCATCAGCAGCAGCTAGTCTATATGGAGTATCATTTACTCCAGGTTTAATTCTCCATCTAGTGCTATCAATTTTTTCTACATAGAATTGTGCGCCTGTACCTAAAGTAGCAGTACCGCCTGCATTATCATTCCAATATCTAATATTATTGCCTGAAGTTACTGTCAGCGTAATGAGATTATTTGTTTCAAATCCATGATCTTGTTTGAAGAATGAATCATTAGTACTTGTGTTTCTCTTCATCAACATGAAGTACATGTTGGTACTACCATCAGAACTAACATCACCGAAATATCTATCATTACTATTGCTATATCCATTTCTTCCTGCCCACCAACCATTGGTATCACCTTGATATGCCCAATAGTAATATTCATTACCATACAATCTCAAGTATGCGGAGTTCATGAAATTAGCCGAGAAGGTAGATGTCCAATAAGTTCTTCCGTTTACATCATTATATCCACCTACGGTATATCCATGGCCTTGGCCACCATTATTATTACCATTTACTCCAAAATTATTATTGTCAGTGATAAAATCATAAGAACCCTGATAAATTGCAGTAGTACCTAAAGGTAATGTTTGCAGGTGATATCCATATGTTCTCCAGGAAGTTCCAAAGACGTTATACCAAGTCCAGTTATATATGTATTGGTTATGTCCACCATATCCAGGTCTTGCACATGAGAAGTATGCAACGTTATCCCACGCCTGACCACCTAATCCAAAGGTGCCATTTACGTTTGCAAAATCATGTCCTGAATATGTTCCTTGCCAGTTCCAATAATAAGTATAATAGTAAGCATAGAAATCACCCCATTGCTTGTATTCTCTATAGCAGTTATATACCAAACCTAAAGTATGTTTACCATAATTAAATGTACCACCAGTTTGAAGATCCTTGAGAATATTCATTCTCTGAGAATCATGTAATCTAATAGTATTATCATTAATTCTTTCTGCATAATATACAAGCATTCTATTTAAACCACCAATTGGAGTATCTCCAGGTGCAGGATAATAGAGCACTGCATAACTATTTCGTAAACCGTGATTTGGAATAGTAATAGTATTTGCGGCATAATCAATATCATTAGCACCAAACCTTAAGGTATATGTTGATTCATTGTTGTAAGGAATAGTTTCAGTTGCTACAGGAACATTTTGTACTACGATTGAATTTACAGTATCAATAAAAGGTCTGCCATCAGGCGCTGTTGCAGTTGGATCAGTAACTTCAAGAATTTTTGGTGCAATACTATTTACAAAGTAAAAATTAGTATTGTCTGCAAAACCATGTTCGTTTGTTGTTGTCAAATAAATTTTAGATTCCGTAGCAGTAACTACTGGCAGATCACCGCCCATGCCAGTATGTAGTGTGCAATAATATGTAAGTAAATTTGGCGTTCCCTGAGTTATATAAAGTCTTATAAAAGCACCAGGAGTTCCAGCAGTCCCTTGTGAATAAACAAAAGTGGTATATGGTGACCCATCAGTTGCAGTACCAATTTCAAAAGTATGACCAGTTATAGTAGGACTGGAAATATCAAAAATATAAATTGCCTTTCTATTTAAATTTAAAGCTGGTTGTTGCACTCCATCAATGAAGAATTTATTGCTGGTGGAGCCTACAGTAGCAATTGTCCTAGTGAAAGAAGATCCAGTTGCAGATAGAGTATTACCATTGCCAAAAGAACCAGAAGCAGTTATAACACTAATTACTAAACCATCAATTTTAGTTATAGTACCAGAGGCACCAGATGGTGAACTAATGGTTGCTCCAACTGCCCAAGTATAATGAGGAGCTGATGTAAGTGTAAGTTCTATTACTGCGATTCTTGTTACAACTTTTGTAAAAGTATCTGACACAATACCAATTGCTTCATCAACAGCAATTTGTGAACCTTGGAAAAACTGACCAGGAATAATAGAGGTGTAAGTACCCTGAAGTTCTCTAGTGGATATTTGTTTTGCCCTTGCTTTATATGTAAAGGTTTTAGTAGTAGGAACAGATTGAATTAGATAAGTTCCTTCTGCTGTAACACTTGAAAGACCAGTTACAGTAATTGGCGTACCAGTAGTTAAGTTATGCTCAAATGTAGTAGTAATAGTAATCAGTTCACTATTTGAAGTTGATTCTACTTTCTCAATAAATGGAATAGTAGTATCAGCTGTACTTGAAAAGAATGATGGGATTTGGTTAATTAATTGAAGAGTTTCCCACTTAGAAGCCTGTGGACCATATTCAAAGTCAGTATCAATCAGGTTTTGTGGCGTTGAAACACGGAACTTTGAAACGGGGTCAACATATGTTTCAGACGGTTCTATTTCAACATGATCCTGTTCATAAAAAATTTGCAGAGTGTCTGTAGCACTCATTAAGTTACAATCTTTATCAAGAACTACTGTTGTAGATTCAGTAGAATCATTATAAGTAACAGTGCCACCCGCTTGTTCATCAGCAAAATTATAAAGGACAACACCTGTCGTTACGTTAGTGATCAGCAGTAATCTTTTGTGTGCTACATGACCGTCAATGATTACGGTGTCCAGTGAAGGAACGAAAGTGTATTTTTGTACTAAATGCTTTGCCATCTCTTAATTACCGTGCAGAATTGTGTTTAAAATATAAATTACCAACCCATCCCAACGGACAGGGCTACTACAAGTGTTTTTTGTGCTAACTCATGCCCACCCGCTTTCTGACCATCATGAACGATGGCAGTATTTTTGTCGGTGTCAACTGTAATTTCACCTTCAGCACCAGTGAACGTTTGATGTTGAATGGTAGTTCCTCTTCGGAATTGTACTTGGGTTGTCATTGACTAGCTCTGTAGTTTTTTCTTCTTTTATTTATAACAATTGTTATATTATACTTCCGAATATTCTTGCGGGGCTAAAGAGAATAACAATATCTTTTGAAGCACCACTAATTTCAATATTAAATTTATTCGTAACAGAAATTCTTGAATAACTATTGCGTTCAATACCACTAATTCTGAACAGAGAAGTTCTAGTATCAGTTTCCTCAACAACAAGTCTGTTGATAGATGCATTACCGATTCCAAACAGAGATCCTTTACCACGATAAGAATCTGTTTGCTTCTCAATTCCGATTCCAGAAATAAATTCTGTACCCGAACCAGGGTATCTGGAGATATACTTGAATTTAGATTCCCCATTAAATCTAAACAGAATAGTATTTTCAGGAGTTTGTGCAACAAACGCTATGACAGCGGTATTAGTACCGAAGGAAATATTTCCTTTACCAACATAGGATCTCGTGAACTTAGCAGCAACATTGCCAGAAATTGTTGCATTACCAGAACCCTTATAATTCTCTGTATTTTTCTCAACCGCAGATCCAGTAAATTTAAAGAGTGCCGCTTCTTCTGGTGGGTTAGAAGTCTTAGATTCTGCAGCACCTTGGAATGCAAACAGAGAACCTGAACCTTGATATGGTGCCTTACTATATTTTTCCTGAATGTAACCAGTAAGATTAATATTACCTGATGCTTTTTCAATTACTGTTCTAGATTCAATCTTCTCACCAACAGTAAAGATATTGCCAGTACCAACATAATTCTCAGTGTTCTTCTCAATCGCTGAACCAGAGAATCTGAAGAGTTGAACATTTGCTGATATAGCAAATACTACAGACTCACTAGTTTCATTAAATGCGAACAGCGAACCTGTGCCGATGTAATTCTCAGTATTCTTCTCTGTTGCAGAACCAGTAAATCTGAAGAGTATAGTTTCTTCTGATGGATTAAATGATACTTTGCTTTCTGACTGCAAGAATGAGAAGATATTGCCAGTACCAACATAATTCTCAGTGTTCTTCTCAATTGCACTTCCAGAAATTTGTGCTGAACCTGTGCTGATATATCTTTCGGTGTGAGATTCAATAGCAGAACCATATACATTAAACAGTTGAACATTTTCAGTTGGGTTAAATGCTACTGCTGCAGCACTTGAACCAACAGTTAGAATATTTCCTGTTCCTAGGTAATTCTCAGTATTTTTTTCAATAAGAGTTCCAGTGATATCAATCTGACCAGAACCATCATGCTTATTAGATTTCTTGAGTGTCCCAGAACCACTAATTTGATATAAAGCAGTATTTTCAACAGGGTTAAATACTACTTTGCTTGTGGATTCTCCATAATTGAACAGGAAACCAGAGCCATAATGTAAGAGTGAAATAACTGGAATTGCGGCGCCAGAAACTTTGAACAGTGCTGTGGATACTGCAGCAGAAATAAGGATAGTTTCCGTTGCAGTTCCAAATGAGAATGCTGAACCAGAACCTCTGTATTTCTCTGTATTTTTCTCTACCGCAGAACCAGAGAATGTATAAAGGAATGTATTTTCTGGGGTCTGTGCAGAGAATGCTTCTGCAACACCCTTAAGAACAGAGAATCTTCCTGTAGATGAGTATGCTCTTGCTCTATCAGTATCACCATTTCCAGAAACATTGATCTTGCCAGTTCCATACCAAGAATCTGTTTGTTTCTCAATGATATAACCACTAATAAATTCTACACCAGAACCAACCTTAGTATAAACTCTAATTGGTTTTGTAATTCCATCACCAGAAACATTAAGTGTACCACCAATATTTCCATGGATTGCACTAACATAACGAGGTGTTGGTCTGTAGTTACGGAACTCAGGGAATCTGCCAGTTGAAAGTCTGATATTTCCTTTACCAACATAAGATTCTGTATTTGCTTCAGACGCTGCAGGGAATCTTTCTTCAAATACAAGACTTACATAACCAACATAAGATTCAGTATGTCTTTCTATAACATTACCAGTGACTTTTACTGCATCGCCAGAACCAATAAATTCTCTGGTACGAGGAGTTATAGCAGAACCAAAGAATGTATAAAGGAATGTATTCTCTGGAGTCTGTGCAGAGAATGCTTCTGCAGCATTACCAATAGCAAATAGTGAACCAGATCCATAATAGGATCTTTCAAATGGTGTAACAGCAATACCACTAATTCTGAATAATCCAAATGGTTTTTCACTACCGATAGTATTAATTACAGAACCATAATCAATTTCACCACCATCAGCATTACTGGTTATTAAACCATTATCAAGATTTTGTGTTGAATTAGAAAGATTACCATAATCAACTTCATTGACTGCATCAATTTCAGATGATGTATTATATGAGAAGGTTCTTCTCTCAACTCTGTCACCAATGTGGAACAGTGAACCTGAAGCAACATAAGACTTATTACGTGATTCGTTAGCGTTACCAGAAACATTATAAAGGAATGTATTCTCTGGAGTCTGTGCAGAGAATGCTTCTGCAGCATTACCAATAGCAAATAGTGAACCAGATCCAACTTTGGTGAATACTTGAATCCAGCGATCATCAGAGTTACCGTTAACTTTGAATAGACCAAATGGATATGTGATGTCAAGATTAATTATCGCACCATAATCAATTTCACCACTAGTTGCTGTTTGAGTTACATATCCATTGTCAATAATTGTTCCTGATGCAGTAATAAGACCATAATCAGATGCATCATATTCAGATACTGATGAAGAATTATAAGAGAATGTTCTTTTCTCAATTCTGTCACCAATGTGGAACAGTGAACCTGAAGCAACATAAGACTTATTACGTGATTCGTTAGCGTTACCAGAAACATTATAAAGCAATGTATTCTCTGGAATCCGTGCAGAGAAGGACTCGGTGAGACCATTAAATTCAAACAGTGATCCAGATCCAACTTTGGTGAATACTTGGATCCAGCGATCATCAGAGTCACCGCTAACTTTGAACAGACCAAATGGATATGTAATATTAAGATCAATTACATTACCAAGATCAACTTCACCACCAGTTGCTGTCTGAGTTACATATCCATGGTCAATAATTGTTCCTGATGTAGTAACAAAACCATAATCAAATGAGTCATAATCAGATACTGATGAAGAGTTATAGGAGAACGTTGCTTTTTCAACTCTGTCGCCAATGTGGAACAGTGAACCTGAAGCGACATAAGAATTGTTACGTGATTCTGATAATGTACCATCAACAAATAATCCACCAACTGATCTCCAATGTGGTCTAAATCTGACAAAGGTGCGATCAGAAGCAATTGTGAATCTACCAGAACCTTTATGAGCAAATGCTGGTTTATATTGATCCTCTGCCGCCCCAGTAAATTTAAAGAGTACATTTACTGGATAATCATAATCATATAAAGTAACTGAACCATAATCAATTTCACCATCAGTTGCTATTTGATTTACATAACCAAGATCTATAGTTATTCCCGAAGTTGTTACAGAACCATAGTCAACTTCAGTTTCATAAGCAACTATTGAAGACTCATTATAATTATAAGTTACTCTCTCAACTTTATCGCCTACTTCAAATAGAGATCCAAAACCTACATAAGAGTTATTTCTACTTTCAATTGCGTTACCAGAAACATTATAAAGGAATGTATTCTCTGGAGTCTGTGCAGAGAATGCTTCTGTTGCGCCAGTGAATTCAAACAGTGATCCAGATCCAATCTTAGTAAATACTTGAATCCAACGATCATCAGAGTTACCACTAACTTTGAATAGACCAAATGGATATGTAATATCAAGATTAATTATCGCACCATAATCAATTTCACCACCAGACGATACTTTGGTAATTAATCCATAATCATTAGTTAATCCTGATGCAGTAATAAGACCATAATCAAGTTCATCATAATCAGATACTGATGAAGAATTATAAGAGAACGTTGCTTTTTCAACTCTGTCACCAATATGGAACAGAGATCCAAAACCTACATAAGAGTTATTTCTACTCTCAATTGCGTTACCAGAAACATTATAAAGGAATGTATTCTCTGGAATCCTTGCGGAGAATGACTCAGTGAGACCATTAAATTCAAACAGTGATCCAGATCCAACCTTAGTAAATACTTGAATCCAACGATCATCAGAGTTACCGTTAACTTTGAATAGACCAAATGGATATGTGATATCAAGATTAATTACATTACCATAATTAACCTCTCCACCAAAAGTAGACTGAGTAATCTGACCCAGATCAATAGGTGTTCCTGACGCAGTAATAAGACCATAATCAAGTTCATCATAATCAGATACTGATGAAGAATTATAAGAGAATGTTCTTTTCTCAACTTTGTCGCCAATGTGGAACAGTGAACCTGAAGCAACATAAGATTTTGATTCAGATTGATTTGCAGAACCATCAACAAATAATCCACCAACTGATCTCCAATGTGGTCTAAATCTGACAAAGGTACGATCAGATTGAATATTGATTATTCCTTTTCCTTTGAAATTAAAGGAAGGTTTAAGTTCAGTAAATGCAGCACTACCAAATTTAAACAATACATTTACAGGATAATCATAATCATGTAAAGTAACTGAACCATAATCAATTTCGCCGCCATCAGTTACTTGATTAATTAAACCGTAATCAATAGTAGAACCAGAAGTAGTGACTAATCCATAATCTACTTCGGGTTCATATACAACTATAGATGAAGTATTATAGGAGAATGTCGCTCTTTCAATTCTATCCCCAACATGGAATAGAGATCCAAAACCTACATAAGAGTTATTTTTACTTTCAACCGCACCACCACCAGAAATACTATAAAGAAGTGTATTCTCTGGAATCTGTGCAGAGAATGCTTCTGTTGCGCCATTGAATTCAAAGAGAGATCCAGATCCAACTTTGGTGAACACTTGGATCCAGCGATCATCAGAGTTACCGCTAACTTTGAACAGACCAAATGGATATGTAATATTAAGATCAATTACATTACCATAATTAATCTCTCCCCCAGAAGCAGACTGGGTAATTTGACCAAGATCAACAGGTGTTCCTGATGCAGTAATAAGACCATAATCAGATGCATCATAATCAGATACTGATGAAGAATTATAAGAGAACGTTGCTTTTTCAACTCTGTCACCAATATGGAACAGCGATCCAGATCCAACATATTTTTCTGTATTCTTTTCGTCTGCAGAACCAGTAATTCTTACATTTAAATTGCCCCGCCATGCATCACTTTGACGAATAGAATGATAACCAGCAAATTGAATTCCACCTCTTCCTCTATAAGGACCACGAATAAATTGTCCTATACCCTCTCCAGAGAAGTTATAAAGGACATTGAGAGGATAAACAATATCAAGATTAACTATGCTTGAATAATCAATTACAGCAGTATTATCTTCATTTACATGACCAAGATCTACAGAAGTTCCTGATGTGGTTATAGTTCCATAGTTTTCTGTATTGAAATATTCAATGGAAGTAGAATTATAATCATATGTTACACTCTCAACTTTATCGCCAATACTGAACAATCTTCCCTTACCAATGTAAGGTCTAGAGAAAGCATCTGGAATAATTCTGTTAGAAACAATAAATTCTCCATATCCTCTCCACCAAGGAATAAATCTTGTATCAGTAGGAGATGGTTGATGATGAACTTTAAATCCACCAGAACCAGTTTGTGCAAAAATTGGTTTGTACTGAACAGTTGCGTTACCAGTAAATGTGAATAATGGATTAGTAGCATACTCAGTTAAACCAGTGTTGATAAATCCATAATTAATTTCACCTTGATTTACTACTTGATTGATCAAGCCATGGTCAATTGTAGATCCAGAAGTAGTAACTAATCCATAATCAGATTCTGAATATTCAACTATTGCAGATGAGTTATATGCATATGTTGCTCTTTCAATTCTATCACCAACATGGAATAGAGATCCAAAACCAATAAATGGTCTAGTAAATGAATTATGTCCCGTTCCTCTGAGTTCAAATAAATATGTTGATTTATAAGATGATTGTTTAGATTCTGATAAACCTTTAAATGCAAATAGATTGCCAGAACCCGAATATTTTCCGTAAATAAATCTTTCTGTTTTAGATCCATTGATATTCAGAGAACCAAAAGCATAATTAGTTTGAGAAGAAGTTACGTCACCGTAATTAATATCGCCAACATTAGTTTGAGTTACAGTACCATAATCTTGTGTGGTTGTGGTTGATCCTAATGATCCATAATTAGTTTCACTGTAAACACTTACAGAAGATGTATTATAGTCAAAGGTTACATTCTCAGTTGATCCTGTAAATGAATACAGTGAACCAAATCCATTATATGGTGCTTTGCTAAATTTATTTTGTACTGTTCCAGAAATTTTAAATAAATCAGTGCTTGTGATTTTATAAATCTGTGGCGTTGGTTCTTGCAATGCAGTAACTGCAGAACCAGAAAGTGATATTGATCCTTGTGATTGATGACCAAAAGATCTCAGGAGATTACTAAATCCTCCTTGTGAAACAAGAGTTCCATATGGATATATTGTTTGAGTATTAAATGTATATCCATATATTATTGATCCTCCAGAATTAATAATATATCCATAATCAATAGTAGAACCTGAGGTAGTTATAGATCCTGAATCTAAAATATTGAAATATGAAATAGAAAATTCATTATAAGTAAATAACACATTTTCATTTGCTTTATCAGATATTCCAAAATTAATAAATCCATCATAAGTTTTTCTGACAAACGCTTCATTTGCAGAACCACGTACTCGTATATTATCCTTAGTTTTTACTAAGTAAATTTGTGGTGTTGGTTCGTTGAATATTACAGATGCTGAACCAGAAACACCAATAATGCCTGAAGATTGATGCCCAAATGCAAGAGTAAGATTTGAGAAATTACCATTAAACGAGAACAGTCCATAAGGATATGTAATGTCGGTTATTACAATAGATCCTTGATCTATTTCGCCAGATGTAACTTCTGTAATTTGTCCATAATTACTAGAAGTATTGTTTGTAGAGGAAACACTTCCATAGTCACCCGAAGAAAATACAGCAATTGCTGAGTTGTTATATTGATAAACCGCTGACGATGCAGCACTTCCTGATACTCGGAGCGGTCCTGAGGATCCAACCCAAGGTGCAACAATTCTTTCTTGACCCCCAGCAATTTCAAACAGACTACCTGAACCAACCCAAGCAGATCTTAGTTTTACTTTATAAGTACCGTCAAGTTTTATTTGAGGTTGAGCAGCAACAAATTTAACAGATGCAGAGACTTTTGTTGCATTTGAAATATTTAAACCACCGAAAGGATATGTAGTTTCGGTAAATACTATAAATCCATAACTTGGCTCAATAGCGTAATCACTAACAATATAATCATTTGTTACGATAAAATCTGCAGAGGGTTCTAACTCACTATAAACTGTACCATCATCCACTAATGATGTTGGAGTATCACCTATACTTCCTAAATCTTGAGTGGTATAATAGTTTATAGAGGTTGAGTTGTATTGGAATGTGTTCATCCAGACCCTCTACAATAAAAAGGGGGATAAAAGAATCCCCCAGAAAATCATAATGTAAAGTATATAGTTAAAATATCAGTCAAGGCTAACATTCAGAGTAATCTTAATTTGGTCACCCTGGTTTTGAATTGGGTATGGACCATTAGTGAATCTTTCAGCAAACATGATGCTGCTGTAAAGAGTTGCAGCTCCAAGACCATCAAGTGCAGGAGTAAGATTGAACTCGTTTGCACTAGGGACTGAGAATACAGTATATGTTCCTGCAGTGGTTGTAGTATTACCAGCAGCACGAGCGATGTAAATAACATCACCAGCAACAAGACCATGTGCAGTTGCAGTTACTTTGGAGAACTCCAGAGTGATGGATGAGTCAGTTGCAACCTGAACGTTATCAGTTAATGCATTACTAAGGTGAATAATTCTTTGCAGAAGATCAATACCGATGATCTTAGTTCCAGCTGGTACAGCGTTGTTGCCGCCAACTACTTGACCTACCGTAATGTCATCCATAATTGATGCTACGTTAGGCAGAGTAATGTAACTATTTCCGATAACGCCGATACAAGGATTAGTATTATCACCTTTATTCAGAACTGTTCCAGCAGCAATAGTTGCGCCACCCTCATAACCATGGAGTGCCACAGGCATATTGTTTGCTCTTACCAGATAATAACCATAAACATTACCAGCAGCGCCTTGGAATGTGAAAGTTTGTTCTGGATAAGTAGCAGTAGTAACTCCACCAGCGAAGTTAATTACACCACTTACTGCACCAGAATTTTTAACCGTAAGAATTATAGTATTACCAGAAACTCTTGATACTTTAGCGCCAGCTGCGATACCAGTACCAGTAACAGTGTTACCAACACTGACAGTTCCTGAGAGACCTGATACTGTGATTTCGTATGAATCCTGTGCGCCACTTGAATTAGTTGTAGTAGCTACTGGATCTGAAGCAGTTGTGATCGCCCAACGCGAACCATTGAGCAGAATACCATATTGTCCAGCATAGTTCTGATCCGCACGATTATTGATAACTGATGGATAACCTGTATTTGGTGCAGTGCCATAAGTGTTTTGATTACCATCAGCATATGGCTCGTAATAAGCAGTTGCCGAAGGAACATCTGCTTCGTCTGGTGTGGTGTTTGACGTAAAAAGTTTCAGAATTAAATTTCTTGGGATATTATGAGTAGAATTCAACAGATAACGAAGTGATTCTACCTCACCAATATTAGGTACTAAAAGTGCCATTTAAATGTTCCTCCAGGGATTTCTGTTTTTTTAAATATCTAGTTATATTTATAATTTTACTTTCAAAGCAATAGAGAATTTATTGATGACAGTACTGGTATTTATAACTTCATAGTTTAAAATATCACCAGCATTTAATGTTCTATTCCATCCCGTTAAAATATCATCAGTATTTTTATTCTGACTACTTAAAGTAGGTCTATTTGATCCGCATATACTAACAAGATTAGGATAATCATTAAAAGAGCATTTTTTTATATCAACAACTAAATTTCCTATTTTATCCGCAACAATTAACCATGATTGAATTGTACCAGTAACATCAATTGATAGAGATCCTTTGTCGCCAATAGTCATAGGCAAAGAACCATAATCAACAACAAAATTAATAGTTCGGGTTAAGTCTGCAGTGTTTGCCATACCAATACCAAAAAATTGTGTATTGCAAGGCGCTGTAGCAAAAGTAATAGTACTACCAGAAATAGAATATCCTACTCCTGGTTGTAAAATAACATTATTAACAGATATAATTAACTGTTGATCATTCAGGGGAAAATATGGAACTCCATTTACTTTTATGTCAAAAGTTTTTCGTACACAGTCAAACTGAGCTGAAATATTATCTAAAAGTAAATTTTGATATTGAATGCCTTTTGATGGTGGTTCATAATTAAGTCCAACTTTATATAAATCGGGACTTGCTTGAACTACATTATAATTTGTAGGGTTTAGCGTTACCTGATAATTTGACACTATGTTACTCCTGGTGTTACAGTTGCAATTCCTTCAATTACTCTTGTTTTTACTCCACTAGGAGATGTCAAAATAATATCATAAACATATCTTTTAGGACTGAGCGTAGTGGTTACACTAGCAGGTAACGATAATGTAATAACTCCTTCTGGTCTGTTAGTGAATGAAACACTTAACGGAACTGAAGTAGAAGTATAATAACTCTTCTTCATTTTACTTTCAGCGGTAAAACCGAGAAGATTGAGATATGAATTATCTGCAGTCTTAATCGTAAAGGTCGCTGAAAAATCAGACCCCTGCTCTATTACTATGTTAATCGTTATAGCAGACATGTAATAAAAAAACCTTCCTTGTTATTTATAAAGAAGGTCTGTATTTATCACTCTTCTGGGGATTCTTCCTGAGGCGGTTCGCCATTCTCAAGAATAGTTAATGCTTCAAGTGCCCCTTTAAGTTTCAGTGCTAATTCACGTTTAGCATTGAGTTGAGATTCAAGATTTTTGATTTCATCAACCACTGTACTAAATTGATTAGTAAAATTTTCTTCAAGTTCTTTAGCGTTCATTTTTAGTCTCCTAAATTAGTTAAATAACCAAGCATTTTGTTGGCAATTACATCCCAAGTATATCTGGGATCGCTTGCCATAGTAGAACATGCTTTTGCTTTTTCAGCATAATACTTTTTATCTGAATATAATTTATTCAGTTTTTCAACAACACTATCAACAGATACATATGCTCTGTCAATACCATAGTTGACATCTTTACCCATGAAAATAATTTCAGCAAGTTCACCGCAATTAGCAAAAAGTTCAGCACTTGCTGCATAATCGGGAAGAACTTGTGGGCACCCAGTTGCTGCCATTTCAAATGGCACCAGACCCCATCCTTCACCCTCTGAAGTATTTACTCCAACATCACATGAATTATAAATGACGTTCAAGACTTGTGGAGTAATTGTATTTTTTTCTGGTGTCATTTCTAACCCAGAAAGATATAATTTTCCCTGAGGATCAAGACCATTCCTTTCCATCTCAACATTGAACAGTGGAATAATATCCCATCCACAATCTTTAGTCCCCATATGGAGATATAACTTTGCATTTGGTTTGCCAACTGCAAACTTGGCAAATGCTATAATAGTCAAATCAATTCTTTTACGAGGTTGGTTTCTATTGCCATTAAAGACAATAAAATCATCCTTTTTCATTTGACCAATCAATTCTCTACATTCCTGTTTATTCTTTCTGAAAAAAATGTCAGTATCAACACCATGCTCTAGTGTTTCAATACGTCCAGTATATCCAGCATCTTTCATTACTTGTTTGCCGAAATCAGTATAAGTAATTGAAAGATCAAAATCATTTAAGAATGAAACAACAGAAGGGAACCATCCTCCGCCATCAATAGGGAAGTACGCTACAAATTTAAAATCATCAGTCTCTTTATATTTTTTTAGAATATCCCAATAAAATTTAATAATCCAAACATCATTGAAAGCAACAATAATGTCAGGTTTAATTTCATTATAAAGTTCGTCAATATAATTGAAACCATAGGGATCTTGGGAACCACCCTTCTTTGATGCTTGGTAAATCTTAAAGTCAAAGGTATGTACTTGCCCAAAATAGTTGATACCCATAACATGAGTATCAAATTCTTTATGAATCCTTGTCAGGATAGATTCAGAAACTCTACCAAATCCACTCGGAATAACACAATCACCAATCCACAATAATTTTTTCTTTCTCATAGAAATGACAATTTTTCATAAACATCATACTATAATTTATAAGGGTTGTCAAGGACTATTATGAAATGCTTCCTCCAATCGTACCATTAGCATTAAATACTGTGACAACAGCAGTTCCAGTATTTGCTGATAAAGTTACAGATGTTTGACTTGTGCCACCTGCATCACCTTTTGAAAGGTTTACTGCCGAAAACCCTGTAGTTGTTGTACTTGCAGTAATATTAATTTGCTTTGTTGAAGAATTAGTATTTCTTAAATAAATTTGAATCATTCTGCCTGCAGTAAGGTTACTAATATTAATAGTTCTTGTTGAACTGCTAGCACTTTGAACATATGCATAATATGACGTAGTTGCAGAATCTACAGTTGCATCTGCATCACTTGTTGAACTTGAGTTTCCGTAGGTTGCACCATTAACTACTGGAGCGGTTAACGTTTTAGTTGTCAGTGTTTGTGTATCATCAATTGTTACAATATCACCAGCAGTTGTTCCTCCAGGAGTTCTGCCAAGAACCGCAGTAGATGAAAGAACTGTAGTTCCAGCAATCTGATATGTCTTCCCTGTTGCAATATTTAAGTTTTCTGTTGATGACCAACGAGTTCCAGTGTTTGAATAAGTGAAAGTAATACCAGTTGTTCCGAGTGTAATACCAGCACCATCTACTGCTGCAGAAGTCGTTGCACCATCAGCAAGAACAATATTAACATCATCAATGCTTAATACTGTTGAATTAATTGTTGTTGTAGATCCATTAACAACTAGATCTCCCGAAAGAGTTAATCCCGAAGCAACAATATCTCCAGATACTGTAATACCAGTAGAAGTAGTCTCTAGTTTTTTAGAATTATCATAATAAAGTTCTACAGAACCATCAGGTACTGCTTTCAGAAAATAATCACTACTTGCATAAGATCTTAGTGCCAGTTGATCTCCATTCGTTTGAATATAAAGACCACCAGTTCCTTGATCGTTGATATAAGAAACTGATCCATCATGATATAGTGCTAAATCACTACCATCACCCAAAATAATACTATCATTATCACCAAAATAAGCATTGCTTGCAAAATTTACATTTTTATGGAAAATAACTTTTTCGGCAGTAACAGTAGTTTGTATACTTAAATAATCATTAGATCCTTCTTTAATTGTTAATGCAGGATTTAAATTATCCTTTACTGATATAGTAACACCTTGATTAGATAAATCAAGAGTTGAACCCTTTACCTTAAAAGAATTATTGATTATAGTGGTGCCAGTTCCTGTTGCCGCTCCGATTCTTACATCACCGTTGTTGATTAACAGATCAAACGTATTTTCACTTGAAAGTATTTCACCACCATTAACGTTCAAGTCTCCCACAAGAATTGTGTCATTACTGTAAATTGTAAAGTTACTATTACTTCCTGGAACACCACTTAAGGTTGTTCCCATATGAACATTAGAAGCGTTCCCAAAAGCATAAACCGTGGTGGGAACAGTGTTAAAAAGATCTTGTATTAACTGTGTTCCTTCTATAAAAGGATTTCTTAAAGTCAGTGTACCATTTGTTGCACCGATTCTAATACTAGTCGCTGCTCCAAATGCTTCAACTGTAGTTGCATAATCATCAAAGAAATCAACAGTTGTTACACCAGAACTTACTGAGATAGTTCCAGTATCGCTTGTTAAAGTTCCTGCAATTGTAGCATCCTCATCTACTTGTAACGTATCAACTTGAGCAATCCCATCAATATAAATGTCTCTCCATTCTTGTGTTGAACTACCTAAATCATAGGTGTCATCTAAATTTGGGAGAGCGTTTGAATTTAAATCAGCATTAAAAACAATATTATCAGTATTTAAATCCCCAAAGATAATACTACCAGCACTGCTATTACCAGCTCTAAATGTAATATCTCCTTCTACTGTAAGACCACTGGCAACATAGAGACTTTTGCTAACACCAAGAGTATTTGAATCTACTTTATAAAGACCTAAATCAGTTGTACTATCAAAAGATAAACTCGGTGCATTTAATGTGCCGTCTTCAAGTTGAATGGTTTGTCCTGAAAGAGTTACAAAACCAGCAACTACCTGATTAATTGAAGTAGATAATACTTTTGATGGTGTTACTAAAAGTGCAGCATCGCCTATATCAGTGCCGATGAGGTTAATCATCTGACGCTGTTGTTCAAAAGTATTGCTTATTAAAACTTCTCTAATTGCCATTTGTAAGTTTCTTTAATAGTTGCTTGATTTCATCAAGTTCTTGCTTCAAAGTATTTATCTCATTATTCATATTGTCGCGGTTTGCTTTTGCTTTCATATAATGTTCATACTCATCACGATTAGAGTTGATCACAGCACCACTATTTGTATCTCTATAAAGATTGCTGTGACCCTCTACTTTAAGTTTATCTATCATGAGTGTGCAATTACGCGAAGATCTTCAAGACGAGGAGCAAGTGCTGGATTTGATCCGACAAATACAATTTTGATTGCAAAAGAACCGAATGGACTTAAGTTATTTGCAGTATACTTATATTCAATGTAAGAATCTAAATCTTCAGAACTTGATGAGAAAGCTCTTAGATTAGATGGAGTAATTGACGCAGTATTATCGGAATAACCAGTTTGATTAAAATATGTCCAATTTATCTTATTGAAATCTTCAGAACTTCCATCAGGTCTTAATTTATACATAACCTTGATATCTCTGTTGTTAAAAAGATTTGCAGTTATCTTACAATCAAGAGATGTAGCTGGAGCATCAAGGGTGATCTCTTTAGTCACATACTTAGAAACTGATGAACTTCCATAAGAGTTTGTCTCAGGAACAAATAAGAATCCTCCAGTATCAGAAACACTAGAAACTGTTCTACCAGTAACTGGAACTGTTCCTGCGTCTGTATCATTAACAATATCACCAGATACAAATGGATTTGGTGATGTTAATTTAATTTTCAGTGAACCAGTTCCAGAATCCCAACCAATAATTTGACCACTCTTAAGAGTTACTGTAGTAGAATTAGCAACAACAGATCCTTGAGTTACAGGATTATTTCCTACAAAATCACCAACAATATCAATCACTTTGATCTTGCGATTAATAGAGTCTACACTTACAATTTGTCCAGATGCACCACTGACTGCTTGTGTTAGTCTCGTATTACTATCAACAGTATTAGTAAATGATCCTCCACTAATATTGCTATAATCAATAATAACACTCCTAACAAATTTTGCAATATTTGTGATAGTATATGCAGAACTAGTTGGTACTATTAAAGTTTGTGATTTAGTACCAAAACGATCTTCACTACCTGTGGGGGCATCAATTCTAGATCCAATAGTGATTACATTCGCTCTATTTACATCTAAAACAGGAGATACATTATCTTTTGTTGTTTCCAGGGAAACAAAATACGATAATGATGATTTTCTATTCAATAAATTTGGATTAGCACGATAAACTTCATTTACTCTTGAAGCAATTACTCTACTGTCTTCAAAATAATAATTATCATTTGAAGTAACAGTAACAGGTAATGCTAAAGTATATTCGTTCGTTGTTCTAGAATCAACTGATTTACCATATGCAGTTTCAATTGTAGTTGAGACATTTGAAGATGGGAATGATACTATAGAAATTTGTGATTGCAGAATTTCATATACTTTATTAGTTGTTGCAAAAACATTATTTCCACCACCACCACCAGCACCAGTCATGGCTGGATTAGCAGTATTCCAAAGAGTAGAATCAATTTGAATGCAATATGTATCATAACCAACATTACTTACTGAATGTAATCCATTAATTAAGGATACTGGAATTCCAAAAATATTTTCTGGAGTTCCAATACCAGAAACATTAGATAATACTACAACGTCACCTTCTTTCATTCCATGATTTGGTTGTGTTACTCTAATTACTTTTTGATTTGCACCAAACAGTGAAGAAGTGCCAAGAGTATTATCTACTTGTATTGGGTTAATAGGAAGTTTTACAGATCCTATTACATCATTTGTTAATTGAATTGTAGATGTAGTAGAAGTATTAAATACACATCTATTGATATTAAACTTGAGATCTTCAATTTCATCTTCAACCCAAGCAGATGAATTTTGAGACTTGAATAAAGACCCAACGTTTGGTTGGTTAGATGATACAATAATACTATTAAGAAGTGGACTTCCTACTCGTGAACTATAAAGTTTATAGTCAGAACTTGGCGTAGAAACAACGAAAGCATAAGTTGCATTGTTTTCAAGATAAACTGGTGATTTAAACTTGAAGGTAGTTTTTACACTAGCATCTGTTGAAGTAGCAACACCCATTTTCACAGCTGGGTTAGTGATTCTTAAAATAGATTCAGCAGTTGCAAGACCATCACCACCAATAATTGTTACAGTAGGTGGTGTATAATATCCAGAACCAGAGTTTGTAATATTAATTTCATAAATTTTTCCACCATAAATTTTTGGTGATGCTGTAGCAACAGACCCAAATGTTCCGCCATTATCACCATTAATTGTTACTGTAGTCGCGCCTGATACTGTAGAATAACTAGAACCAAAAGTATTAACTTTAATAGATTCAATAATTCCAGAATCTTGATCTATAAAGAAAGAAGTAGATGTTATAGCAGGTGATCTGTTGACAACAAATTCTTCACCAGCAATGAAAGAAACACCATTATGATTTGAAAGTATTAGATTATATCTAGTATTTGCTGAAGAAACAATAGACTGTTTCTTAATAACACCAGTAGCACCAGAAGTTTTTCCAGTTATAGTTTCACCAACAAAGAGAGTTATTCCTTGTGGAATAGTCGTTGAAATCTTTATTCTAAGGATAGTATCAGAATTCAATGAAACTTCACTAAATGGTAAAATATTTCTAGTAGGAATTCCTCCATTGGTTTCTACTAAGTAGAGAGATACAGGACGTTCAGTGTCTGCGTTAGTTGGATTTAATTTATTTTGGAAATAAAGATTAACACTAGAAAGGAAGACTCCTTCATCAAAACCTGTTACGGCAAAAGTTTGTGCCAGAGGATCTAGAAGACCAGATTGGTTAATATTTACTTGAGAACTTCCGATAAGTTGGACTGTATCTGAATTTAGTACAGATCTTCTGCTGATAGATGTAAATCTACTAGAACCTAAAGAAGTTTCTACCAAACCAGCAGCACGATATTCTGTTTCTGCAAATGTAGAAACTTTAGTATTATCGTTAGAGTTTATTGAACTTGACGTTAATCTGAAAGACTTACTACCACAAACAAATCTTCTTTGATTTCCAGATGTCTGGAAGAATGTTTCAACTGAGGAGTTTAAATCAAATGTCTTTTTGCCTAAAACAGGTGCATATCCAGTAGGAATTAAAAACTGTCCGCTTATATTACCATTTATATCAGTAATAATAGAAGTTCCAAAACCTTTTTCTGCATATCCAGCAATTCCAGTGAATGGAGTAGTTATATTAGTAACATCATCTGGGTTTATCCACGACGAAACATCAATGCCGTCAAAGAATGCATATAATCTAGTTTCTGGTTCTAATCCTCTAGCAACAAACTTAACTACATTTCGGCGCATATATGGATTATATGCTGTAGATAAAACTCTGTCGTTTGCAGATACAGTCGCTGCCCCATATGGGGTCAATCTATTCTGAGTTCCATTTCTAGTTCTAGTCCTTGTTTTTCCTTTGAGAACTGAGGTAGAATTATTACTGATAGAATTGAATTGAGAACCTGAGGTTGAATTGCTCAAAGAATAATTAGCAGATCCAGTCCAAGCAAACTGCCATTCATTCCAAATAGTTCCCCATGAACCAGGAATATTATTTTGAATGGTATCAAAAATTGAATTTTCATTTACAATCAATTCTGGTGCAATGGTAGTATCTTTCCATTCATCAATATTTGGTTCTAATGTTACTATCCCACCAAATTTTGCTGCTCTTCCAGGATTAATTGTAATCGTGGTTGAAGCATGTGGGTTATTAATAGTAGACTGTTCTGTGAATGGAAGAGTAATTAATTCACCAGTTTTCTTATATCCACTTGCAGATCTTTGTAAATCATTAGTATTTTTTTCAATTAATTTTGTTTGAGATGCATAGTAACTTGGTCTTGCAACTCCTGTTTGCATATCAATAGAACATGAGTAATCAATTGAATTAGTATTGCCAATATTATGACCTTCAAAATTATCTACTAAAATACCATTCTTAAATCTTTCATTTCCAAATTCATCACGAACTTGGGTGTTAAATGTATCTTGCTCAAGAAGACTTAATACAGTATAGTATTCAAGTTTTTCAATCCTCTTTTCAAGTTTACCAATATCACGCATTGTATAGCGACGATTATCAATGCTCTTGGTTTTGATATCAAAAATATTAAAAGTATATGCAGGAATATTGAAATAGTATAAAAGCATTCCATCTGAAATTTCAGAAGGTACTTGAGGATTCAGTGAAGGTGTTCCTTTAGATACAGTAAATGAACCATCTTTAGTGAGATATAAAGCATCAATTCTATTCAGATAAAATCTATATCCAGTATCATATGAAGTTCCAAATAAAGGAATTGCTGGAGAAGCAGAACCAACACCATTGAACTTGAGGGCATCAGTAGTTTTCTTATCACTATATCCTGGAAGAACAGTTTCAGTATCAAGTCCAGTGTAGTCTGAAACTCTAGGTCTGAAATCAACTACATCTCTCAGAGAAATTTCTCCATATACAGATGAAGTAAATGAAGGTATATTTTTATAATTAATGTTCGTATAAGAATCTACAGTAAAGTAATCACCAGTATTTGTATTACCAATATGTCTAAAGTAATCATACACTACTAAAAGTTTATTGGTAGGAATTTGAGCATCTGGTTTTCTAATAATTCTTGCTAAATCATAATGAGTATCTCTTTGACCACCATCAAAAATAAATCTATCAGTTACATTAGTATCATTTTTAGTGGCATCAGCTCCACTGGAAGACATGTATATTGCTTGTAATGTATAACCATCTGCATATTGTAGAGGAATAACTGGATCAGAAAATCCTGTCGCTACTTGATATTCTTGTGAATATACTAATACTTTAGTTTTTGGTATAGTATCACTTTTGTTAACAGGAGCAATTAACTTAAATGGTGCCGAAGCAAATGATCCAGTTAATGTAATAGTAAGAGATTTATTGCTATTTGAATACGAAACTACGCCAGATCCTGATATATCAATTAAGTTACCATTAGATGGATTGCTAAGAATATAATTATCAGATGAATAATTTAAGAAACTTTCATTAGTACCTACAGTTACAGTAAATGCTCCTGATGCATCAAAATTACCAATGAATTCTTTCTGAACAGTATAATTGATATTTGTATTATTAGGATTAAGAATTGTAGTTTGTACATTCTTATTTGGTAAAGGAAGTAATAAGGAATTGCCTGTCAGACCATTCAGTTTTGTTCTGACTCTTGAAATAACTTTACCTGTAAATGAACTTAAGATTAGACCATAAACATAAATTCTGCTGGTAAAACCTGAACCCTCTCTTACAGCAAATCTTACTAAGTATTTTCTAGTAATACCAGCGTTATCTGTAACTTCAATAATATCACCTTTACTTAAGTCTAGATCAGGACGTGAGGCTAAATTATCAGCACTAATATAGTATGATCCTTCTACTGCATTAAATGTTGCGCCGTTAGCAACATTGAATATATCCTGTTTAGATGTAATATCACCAGCAAATGGATTCCCCGTAGTAGAACCATAAAAACTTTTAATATATGAAGCATCATAAGAAATAACGTTATTTTTATTCAGAATAGCTTCAAATGCACACCCATTTCCTCCATAATTACTAGTAACAGTCACTACAGGAGATGAATTATAATTACCTAAAGATAAACGAGCTGCGTTAGTTATTCTAATAGATCTTAATTCACCGTTCGTTATAGTAATATTAGATGCTTGAATAATAGAAGTTACATCAGTACCACCAATTGATATAGTTAGACTACTAGCAGTAGTATAACCACTTCCAAATGATTTTGGTTTTAAATATGCAATAGTGCTATCTTCTTCAATAATATTGTATGGAGTAGAAGTGCCATCCAGTTCAGACAATATAGTTTCATTATCCTGAAAAATTCCATTAACACGAGATAATACTACTTCATTTGTATCTGATAAAATTTGTTCAACAATACCCTCTGCTCCACTAGATTGTCCTGTAACGAATTTTCCTACGCTAAAGTTTACAGGATTTTTGCATAATACTTTAGTATAATACTCAGTACCAAAAAGACCTAATTTATATAATGATGATGTTTTATCGTAAATATTAGCATTTGAATTGCCAGTTAAAAATTTCAGATATTTTGTTTTTGAAATACCAATATATGATGTGGTAATTCTATCTGCATCCATCAGTGTTCCACTAACAGAACCCATAGTTATCGTTTGACCAATTATAAAATCAACACTGGATGGTTTTGTTACCAAAACAACTGCTTTAGTTTGTGAAGCATTTTGTTGATAAACTCTGACTTCACCGCTAATAGATCCAATAGAATATGGCGTATTTACTGCAACCTGACCAGATGAAGAAATGTTAGATACTGTTAAAATCCAGAATTTTTCACTTTCTGGTGAATCTGCGTTTAAGTTTGCTGTTGTATCACCATATAATACATCACTATGAGTATCATAAAGTTTAATTTCTTGATATGGATTAGTACTTAATAATCCAGAACCAGTTAAGTTTTGAGTTTTACCTTCAATATCAGGAAAAGAATATAGATTTTTTACTGTATAATTAGAACCTTCTAAAGGTGATATGAAAATATTTTCTTGAGTTTCTGTATCTCTTGCCTTGTCAACTACAATATATTTTGTAGAGGTTGTTTCTATTTCATATCCTCTAACATATGCTTTTCCAGGATTTAATGAAATGGCAAATTTATTTTCATCACCACCTTGTTGAGTAGTATAAAGTCCATTGTTTGATCCATTATTTAAATGTTCTTGCAGATTTATTGTAAAGTCTCTTACAATATAATCTCCAGATTCATCCTGGGTTCTTCTAGCAAGAATGGCGAGAATATCATTAACACTAAAATTAAGATTTCCAATTGGGGTTGTAATTTGACTATTACCACCAATAATGACCATTAACTGAACAAAATCTTTTTGATCAGGACTTGAAATATCTCTTTTTACCAATGAAACAGTGATCTTTAATCTATGTGATCCAGGAGCACTAAAATTTGAATATCCCTGAGCATTATCAAGAAGAGAAAGATCTTCTTCTGAAGTTACCAACTGTTCATTTATAACAAAACCAACTTTGTATGAAGGAGTATTGCTATATTTGTCTAATATTACTGTTTCAGTATTATTTCTTACTAATGTGCCGTTTATGAAATAAACTCCTTCTTTTACAGTTACCGCAGATCCAAATCCCATGGCTGGACTTGATGTTGGTTTTACATTACCAGTAATACCAACAATTGCTGTCGGTGATCCAGGAGAATTTGCAATAATCGTTTCGCCTTCTGCAAATGTTTTTTGAACATTTGAAGTTCCGCTGTTTTCATATTTGACAAATAATGTTGCTGAATCTGTATCAGTAAAAGCAGTAGCATCTATGACTGTTGCAACAATTCCAGTAGTTGCACCAGTCATTTTTTTACCAATGTAATCAGTAATTTGTAAATTATTGGTAAAAGAACTTACTTTAACATAAGAATATTGACTATCAAAAATAATTTCCCCAGGTACTACTACAGAACCTTGCTTAAACTTTGATTTAGCAAGAGTTTCTATTTGAGTTTGTAATATTGATTGTAATGTAGTTAATTCTCTTGATTGGATTGAATATCCAGGTCTAAACAGAACCCTATAAAAATTTTTTAAGGGATCAAAATCATCAAAATATGGAGCTTTATTAAGATTCGTACTCTGGGGCATATTATTAAACTATTAATGAGTTTGATCTATGATATATATTAGAATTCTACAACTAGTTTAACATCTTCAATTTGATCAACTGCTCTTGAGACAGTTCTTCTATTTTCAACATAAAGAATATCACCTGTATATTTTTCAATTTCTGGTCTTGAATAACCAGTAGTAAAAGTCAAATTAGATACAGTTAAACTATAGGTAATATCTGGAGTTTCTGATGCTGTTGATGTAGCTCCAGTGATTGCATTTGCGCCAGAAAACTGAGGAAGAGAACCTCCCTGGGCTCCAGTTTGAATATGCTCATAGCTACTTTGATATACTTTTAAAATCTTAGTAGTAGGATCCCATGAAACTACTCTTCCTTTTGCATTAGTATTTGCTTGAGTAACGACTTCATCAAGGCTAAAAGATGCAGTAGTTGAACTTGGGAATTTGATTGAGGTAAGAGCACTATAAGTAGATGATGTAGCACTTACACCTGATGATTCTTTAGGATCTCTCACAATACCAATTCTTCTAAAATCAGTGTCAATTGGGAATTCAAAGTTTTCATCATACTGAACTCTGGAGTTAATCATAACTCTCTTAGTCCCAAGTTCTTTGTATATATTAAATCCATGGCCGCCAGGAGGTGGAATAATTACTTCAAGAACTGCACCAGATCCAGCTCCAATGCCAGAAATTTCGGTGGAGTTGACATTTACAGAGCCGAAAGTATACCCAGATCCGTTAGTCGTCACTGTAACACTAGTAACTGCACCACTAACAATAACAATAGTACACAATGCTTGAACACCACCAGTTATAGAAGTATAGTCTCCGCGAATAGGAACGTTAGTATATGTGCCGTCAGTATATCCACTACCAGCATTTTTAATAATTACTGTATCAATAGAACCATTGATTGCTGCTGTTTTTACGTCTGTACCATTCGCAGGATCGCCTGCAGCACCTGTTCCCCAAGTTGCTGGTACGGGAATATAGGATGTAGTGAAAAACTTGATAACATCGTCTGTACCGATGCTGTACATAAACTTCCACCTATAACCATCTGCAGTATTAAAAGTAGAAGTTCCTGTTCCAGTTGGTGCTACCGAAGAAGCAATACCATTTGGGTTTGCAACCGTAGAACCATTATAAATGCACTTGTAAACTTTATAGTTATGTACTACATAAAATTTTGCATTATATAAATTTGTAGCATTTTGCCCTGATGAAACTGCTCTATAATCAACACTATAATTAGGACGGTACATATCATAAATTTGTCCCGAAGTCCAATTATAACGAGGAATTACAAGTCTCACATCAGAGGATTGAATTCTCTTAAGAGAAATCATATCATCAAAGGTTTCTCTTTCATAATCAAAATTATCAATAGGTGTTGGGGGATTATTTTCGTTTGGAGTAGCAAGATATGAAGCACTATGTTGACTGCCCGCAGGTTGTCCTACATATGCTGTTGCGCCAGGCGCCGCCGCAGTATCCCAATTTTGGGGTCTGCCCATGAAAAAGTACATATTTGTAGCAGCAGTTTCACTAAAAGCTTCTTCAAACTGCTGTGCATTATGAATTCTAAACTGTTCAGAAATAAGTGCTGGCATTTTTATTTAATCTTTAGAAATTTCTGTGTTATTTATATTTATCATCCTCGCCAAGCAAGTCTCATATAATCACCTTGATTATGAGATGTTGAAGATGTATTGAGTACACCACGCTGGCAATTCAATAATTGACCGCTAAAGATAGATGAATAGAAAATGGTTTCATCACCAAATTCAATATATCCTGAAGGAGGCAAATTATAAGTATTTCCACTAATTAAAATAGTTTGATCAAGATCAGTAATTCCAGAGGCAAGAGTTAATCCAAAACTGATATAAGAATCTTCACCGTAATTAATAATTATATTATCGCTAGCGCCAGTAGTACTCCCAGGTCTATTTACAAAATCAGCAATAGTTAAATTAGGTGCATAACGAGAAACATTTTCAATATTTACATTTGTTCCCAAATAAGAAGATAAAGGATCATTAATATTCAATGGTTCATACTTAAATTTATTTTCTTCAAATGTATTCAAGACATAGGCTAATGCTGGTCGTGAAACATCACGATTTGTTCTATTTTCTGTTTCAATAGTTGTAACTTTTGTGCTACTGATACTTGTTTGTATCACAGGAATTTCATATTTTTCTTCGCTTCCAATTGCAGTGCTTCCAGTTAATCCAGCAGAAGTAAGTAATGCAATACCATCATTTGCTTTCATATCTATTATTATATCTTTAAAGTCATAAACTGGTTTCTTTCTGATTAATTCATATCGTTTAGCAAAAATAATTTCTGGTGCTGTTGTATAACCAGATCCAGGATTTGTAATAGTTACCGATACCACACGACCATTTTCAATTGTAGAATACGCTTCTGCACCTGTTCCTGGATTACCACATGCTGGTTTGAATAAAACTATAGGTGCTGTTTCATATTCCATACCACCATTATTGACATCAATTCTTGTAATTAGGTTATTATAAACTGATGGAATAGAAACAGTTCCTGAAATTGAAGTAGTTCCGCTTACTGAAACTGGATTAGCACCAGATACAGCGACTCCAGAAACTACTGCAGTTGCAACAGCATTTTTACCCTTAATATATGAGTTATCGGTATAAACAAAAGCAGTATAAAGTAAATCATCTCCTTGTTCCAAAACATTTTGTTCTATAGAAATAAGTTCTTTAGGTGTTTCGCCTTGGATTTTAATTAAATCTCCTGGTTTGAGATATTCATAAGTCTGATTAACTTTTTTCAAATATCTACATCCATCTATAGTATTTTCACCAATATAATGGATATCCTCAAAAACTTTACCATTCCATATAGAGATAGTTTTATCAAATGTTTTTCCGTAGAAATATAATAAATTACACTTTTTACCCTTGGTAGGAGCTTCCTTGAATGTCAGAATATTATCTGATATAGTATAAGTGTCATTTTCATTTTGAGGAACACCATCAAGAAGTATTAATAATTGATGAACATCAGGAAGTTTTATAATATCATCCTGATATTTCAGTTCAAAAACAGTTTGCCTGTCATTAAATTGATCTGAAATATTATTAAGCATTTTGTACTTACTAAAAGAGTATCCAAAGAAATTACGACTTGCATCAAAAGATTCATAAAAAACTATTTTATTTGGATAAACCGATCTATTAATAATATAACTTTCTCCATAAATTTGCAGAACGCCATCAACAAATATCAAGAGATTTTCATCTTGCTCTGTAACAAGATTTGCTCCATCTAGTTTATAAAGATTAAATTCTTTGGTGACTCCATCAAATAAAATATTCTTCAATTTATAAGAATACCTAATGTCATCAGAAGAATTAGTCAACTTATATAATACCGAATAGAAAGTAGAACCTTCTTTTGGTGGTTCATACATTCTAAGAGTATTATTTGTAGTATTGAACTCAAATTGTCCTTTAATTACTTTAGCATTTGTTAATCTTGAACTCAATATAGTATCAGAAGTTCCTAAGAAATCAGGTAAAATATTAAAATCCTTAACATACAATTGATTTGCTAATGCAAGTTTCATCATATTTTTTGCCTTATTAAAGGCAACAATAGATTCTGATACTTCACCCTGAACACCATTTGAAATTAATGTGTTTCCAGATGTAGTTAAATATGAATTTGTAGCATCAAGTATATTAGAATTACCGCCATAGAAAAGATCTAAAACAACAGCATCAACAATAATTCCAATATCTCTTTTACACTTTGTTTCTCCTGATGCTGTGGTTCCAGAAGATACCGCTGGAATAGGAGTTGGATATGTTAAAGATCCTTGATTTAAATGGAATGTTACGATTCCAGAAAGAATATCAATATTATTTCTGACATTAGTACATGATGTTGGATTAGTATTTGAAGAAACACCAGATGCAGGTAATGGATCTGCAGTAATTGTAAGATCTTTAGTAAACAACTGGTTGGTGATTGCCAGTTTCATTACATCACGAGCTTTGTTGAATGCTGTGATAGATTCAGCTATTTCTCCTTGAAGTCCGTTAGAAGTTAATGAAGTTCCAGTAGCATTAAAATATTGTTTTAAAAATTCAATAACATATCTATTGCTTCCTACATGTACATCTAAAGAAACTGCATCAATAAAAATACCGATATCTCTCTTGCATTTTGCCTCTCCAGCAGGAACAGTAGTTGATACTGATTCAGCAGGAAGACCAGTTACGTTACCAGCAGTAATATGAGAAGTAATAATTAATGTTAGGTTTGTAATAGCAGTTTGAATATCTGAGCAAGCAGTTGGACTAGTATTACTAACATTACCGCCAGTGCCACCATAATTAGCTGCACCACTAGTAATAGTGAGATCTTTGATTGTCAGTTGGTTAGCAACTGCCTTTTTCATTTCATCTCTTGCCTTATTAAAAGCAAGAACTGATTGTGCTTCTTCTCCCACAAGACCATTTGTAATAGGACTGCCATTATTAAAATATGAAAGAACAAATTGACGACTGTATACATTTCCGCCAGCTTGAGCAATGTCTAAAGATACAGAATCAATGAAGATACCAATATCTCTCTTACACTTATCTGTATTTGTTGCATTGATGACAAAAGTTGGGAATGCAGGAGCAATTGCAGCAAAAGCAGTATCAATAATTTCCTGTCTGTTTAGTTGGATTAATCGGTAACCATCCTTAAATCTAGATACAGCAGTTGTTTGTGGATCACCAGGATAGGAAAAATCTGGATGTTGAACTGCAATTTCAGCAGCAGCACGGTCAATAATTTCTCGTCTATTTTGCTGGATTAATCTATAAGAATCTTTGAACCTACTTTTATCAGTAGTTTGAGGATCATTAGGATAATAAAAATCAGGGAATAAAACAGAAATTTCTGCATTTGCACGATCTACAATTTCTTGTTTATTTGCAGAAATCAAAGCACTAGCATCACGATGTCTATTAGCACTAACTATTGTAGATACACCAGAAGTTGTCCAGATACCAGTATTTCTAATTGGTAAAGTGATTCCAGATGGATTTGCTAATTTTGTAGTTAAAATGCCGACTAAATTATCAACCGTATTCTGAACATCAGCACACACACCAGGATCATTATTAGTCAAATATCCATTAGGATTATTGAATAATACCGTAAATGTATTTGAAGAGTTTACAGAATAAATTTCAAACTTATCATTGAAGTTTATATTGCCAGATGGTGTTACACCTGAGATATGAACATATAAATCTGTTGGATAAGTTACACCTGAATAAGTATATGCATATCCATGATCTCCTACTGTAGTTATAGTAGCAAGATTGTTTACATATGATATATCTGAAATATTTCTCAATTCATATGGTTCTTGGAAAATCTCATTTATTGCTAATAATATAGAAGTATTTTTTATATTTTCTGGGAATGTTCCGTCTTGAGTAGTTAATGGGTAATTAGTTTTAACATTATCAAAAGTATTTGAAATATCAGTCAGTTTAACTGCTTCTACTTGATTATCTAAGAAATTCAAAAGACTAGCTCCCAGACCTTCTATTTTCTGGGTCAATGCAGTATTTACAATTTGAACTTCATATTTTCTATAACTTAACTGAGATTCTACAGTTATGCCACTTACTGGTATAACAATTACTGAATTTGCACTATAATCTCTCGGCAGAGTAACACTTCCAGAACCAGTGAGACCAGAATTGGTAATGCTAGAAAAATTTTCAACAGATACTTCACCAAAAAGTTTGAATCCAAGAGGATGAAGACTCTTATCAACAATTGACTTATAATCTCTTAATGACTTTGTACTTCTTATTACATAGGAAAAATCCTGATAATATCTACTGTCAATTATTTTTTGTGATGATGCATTCAGTTTTCCAAGATCACTGTCAAAAAATCCTACTCTACTTAAATAACCAGAAATATTTCCAAAAATATCAGCAAGTTTAACTTCATGAATTTTTGATGTAGTTTGTCTGATGGATCCCGTTAAAATAGTATCAGCAAGTAGGACTCCAGTTAATAACTTAACATCAAGTAAATATGAGTTATTTCCTATTTTTTGTGTTGCATCTACTCGCACAACAGCACCATTTGATGCAGTCAAAAATTCAGAATTGCTGTAAATTTGATTAGATAAATTTGTTATAATTAATTTATAATTAAGTATTAATTGCTTCTGTAATGTTCTATCAGAACTATACTGTGTTCCATAGTTGGCAAATCTTGTAGTCTTTACTTTTGCTATTGTATTGCTAATTGGAAAGATTTCTGGATTTGTATCAACAGCAAGGATATAATCATTATTAGTATAATTTCTACCACCATTGGTAACTTCTACAGAAACTATTCTACCATTAACTATTGTTGGTTTTATTATAGCGCCAGAACCCGTAGAACTGATAACTTTTAATATAGTATTAGAAGAATATCTTCTTCCTTGATTTAATACTGAAATATTGTTGGTTAAAGAACCAGAAGAAAGAGAATATGTAAATTTAGCGTTATCAAGATCAGAATGAATTATACCTTCAACTAAAGGAAGTTTTTTATATCCTTCGCCACCATCAATATTTTTTATTTTTGAAATTTTACCTATAGATGATATTGATGTAGTAGTGTAAGAAACATTGCTATAAGATAAACTTTCAAGTTGCGATGAAATACTAAATTTAAACTTAGTAGGAGATATAACATCAATTACATGAGAACTAATAAAATAATTATCTCTAATATTAAAGTATGTTTTATTGTTTTCAATTCTATTAGTTTTATCAAAATAATAAACTCTTGAAATAGAATTTATATTAAAGATTGAATAATTTATAGTAATTGTAGATCCAGAAACTCCTGGTGTACCTGATCTAACAATATTAGGTATAGCACTAATATTGCTTGAATCTTCGCTAAAAGACATAACATTACCAAAATTACTTCCATCACTTATATCAAATACATAAGTGCTACCTCTAATCATGTCTAGAGACAAATCTCTGACATAATAATTTCCTGTATTTGTTGGATCTATTTCCCAATAAATTTTTTTGGGAGTAACTGATGATATTGTTATCTGTCTTGCACTAGGAGTAGATGAATCTGATACTACACTAGTATTAATGATAGTACCTGATAAGATTTTAACTTCTATTTTAGAATTAAGCTTATCAATACTATAAATTGTTCCAGAAATTCCAGATGAAATTAAAGAATTTCCAATTTGAATGTTATAATCATTTTGAAAATCGGGAATGTATAATTTTACACTATTTGTTGCAGCATGTAATCTCAAAGGAGAATTTAATTGTGCTCTACTAACTGTAAACTGATTATTAGTATAATTGATACTAATAATTCTCATAATTTCATCATTAATTAAAATATAATCATTATTTCTATATTGAGAGGCATTAATAACGTTAATTGTAGACTGATTCAAAGATACATCAACATCAAGAGTTGTTGTAATGTTAGGTTTTGTATAATGTATTGTTTGATATGTACCTACTCTTACTTTAAATGTTTTGGTTGTTTGTAAAACATTATTATCAATATTTAAAATTACAGAATCTCTGTTTGATAATAGATGTGGTTGAGTAGTAGTAACAATGGCTTCATAAGGAATAGAATATTGAGGAGCACTAATTTTAGTTGGGTATGGAAATTGAGAAATGCCATTTGTAATAGTAACACCAGAGGCAGTATATCCAGAAAGAACTGCATAAGTAACAGAACTCACAGTAACACCAAATATAGATTCAATACTAGCTAAAGAACCAGAACCTTCAGTATTATCGCTGTTAATAAAAAGAAAATCATTAACTTTATAATCAGAACTTGAATTTGAACAAATATATGAATCTACAGATCCTCTTTCAACGCTATTAATTAAAATTCGTGCATCAAATCCCTTATTTGGTGTATTTAAAGTTCTTATTCTTTTTGCGTCTTGTGGTAAATTAGATTCAATTTGATTGTGTGATATAGTATTGTTTAATTTTGATGGTACTGAATTATAATTTTTTCCTATAATATAAGGGAATATTCCTTCACCAAAAGGATCAACTGATATAAAATATGCATAAGTTCCATTCGGAAACTCAGGAGTCTTGCAAAAACGACCATTATTTTCATCTAAATCTCCAAGAGCAGAAACAAAATCATAGTCTTCAATAAATGCTCCAAATGGATACTCAGAAACACTAGGACGATTTGATGTAGTAGTATTCAACGAATAACTACTCACCATTCTTCTTATAGTAGAAACACTGGCAGGGTTAGTATAACCATATGGACCATAAATTGGATTTCCATCATACGCCCATCCTAAAATAGGAGAATGACTAAAATTAGAATCTATTTCAGCATAATCAAAAGAAGGACCCTTAACATTATCATTTAATTCACTTCTAAGTAATTTTGGGTTAAGTGCATATGCATATTGCAATCCATAACGAACATCTGCACTATTATACAAGTAACCATTACCACCATCAACCCTTTTATTTTGAGATAACTGCCATTGTCCAGAAGTATTTCTGACATATTTTAATTTAAATACTCTATCATAATTCCATCTTCTTACTTTTGCTGTTGCCTGTACTCCAGTACCATTTGATATTAAAGAAATTCTAATATTACTTCTATTTGAATAGTCAATTCCACCAGATATCACGTCAATACTAGTAACAGAACCATTATTAATATTTGCTCTTGCAAAAGCACCTTTACCAGTACCAGATAAATCTGTAATTAAAACATTAGGTGCAACGATATAATTATTCCCACCATTAGTTACTGTAATATTTCTAATCTGACCCCTAACAATATCAAAATCATTGGCAATTGTTGCTGTTGCATCAAAACCATATGCAACTTCTAAATTAAAATCATCAGTATAATTGATTCCACCATTTAATACATTAATTGATAATACTTTACCATTACTTATATTTGCACTAAAAGTAGCACCAGATCCAGTTGCACCTAAAAGTCTAAAAACAGGTTGGACATTATCCAAAAATCCATATCCATTCTGAATAAGTTCTACTGAAATTATATTACCAAATTTTTCTGATTCTAGATCTTGGCAACTATAAGCTTCTACGCCATTTACAAACAGACCAATTGACCTATTGCCAACTGGTTGAAGTTGAGTAACTTTTTCTGTTTTAAGAGGTATTGCTTTTAATAAAAATTGATTTGATAAATTGTTACCTACACCAATAAAAGGACCTACAGGATGACTAGGTAATCCAGTAGATGATACATAAGCAAAATTATTTGTTTTATATACTGCTCCAATTTCAGTAATGATATTTTTTATTAGATTGTTTATCACTACGTTTGAACTAGTTGCAGTAAAACCATTTTCATTAATTCTCCATGAAGTAAATTGTTTTCTGCTATCCAATACACCATTTTGAGATATTTCAATATTCTCATTCTCATTGTAATAAGAAGAACCATCTACAATACTAGTTGATGACATGACTCCTAAGAGTCTCATTGTAATAGTATTAATTTTACTCTTAATTCCACTCTTATATCCATAAAGATACTCAGTAGTGGTAATAGATGTAAAATTTTGATGTGTAGAAGCTACTGTGTTATAAGATCCCCTAGAACAATCAAAAAATTGATTAAACGATTTATAGCGGTACGTTATAACTTCATTATTAATCTGTATAACACCATTTTCCTCTGGGAACCCAATAGTGCTATCTACAGTAATAGTAGTATCATTTGGTGTTAACTGCTTTCTCAAGATTGTTTCTTGAGGCACAGAAAAATTCTGTCTATTTAAAATATTCAGTCTTATTTCGTAAATATTTTTATTTCCAGAAGCATAGTTTGTGATGTTATTTACTAAAATACTATCAACAACTGCAGTAACTTGTATGTTCCCTGTAATATCAGTTTGAATTAATTCATTTCCGACTAAATCATACGGATTTCCTATTATAGATTCTACTTTGATAATATCATCTACTGTCCAATCAGAATATGATGATTTTATCAGATAATCTTTTGGATATCTAATTTCAATTTCTTCATCAAAGATAGATCTGAATAAAAATTGAATTGATACGTTAGTTCCTTTGTAACTATAAAAATCTTTTATATTTTCTAAGATAGTTACAATATCAATATCAGAATCTATCCTTTTATATGGGAATCCTTCTAAATATTGCTCTTCATAATTTTTTAAAATGGAATATAAAAATAAATTAGATAAATTAATTACACTGGTTCCAGAAAAATGAGATGCCGCTACAGATTGCTGTACTTTAGTACCAAAATCTTTTAATTCAGTTGTTGCTGAATAACCTCTATAACAATTTAAAAGAGTTTTAGTGCGATAATTAATATCTTTATAAAAAATTATTTCATTATCAATTTGTATAATTCCTTCACTTTTAACAAAACCATCTGTTGATTTTAACCTTATAGTAGTTTGAGTAGCAGATATATTTTGATCTAATGATGAAGTTTTTATTAGATTATTTTTTGACAAATGATCTAGATCTTTATATTCTATAATATTTTCAGATATATCAAGAATTCCGCCTCTTATCTCAAGGGACTTATAGTACTCTTCAAAAAATTTTACAAAAGTAGGAAATTCATTGACAATAAAATCTGGTAATAAGTGTTCAATAAAATCTGAAACGGTTAACTTTGCAAAACTCATTTTAGTTTACTTCTGGTAATATCTGGAAATTGCTATTATCTACTAAAAGTTCCAAATAAACTTCTCTAACGGCATAAATATCTGGATTTTTTGGAATTACAGTAACAAAAATTTCATTATTATCATTACTACCTTTGGTTATTTGTAAAAGGTCTATTCTAACTTCACCTTTCGCAAAATTTATATTTCCAATATTGTCAATTCGTATTATTTTGGTAGCAGTTATCGGATTAATACTATATATTCTAATTGTTCCATCAGTAGTATTCTCAAGATATACGTCTATACCAGGGAAGTTGGCAACCCTAAAAGCAGATGAAACTATATTAGTCTCATCATTGCATTTCTGAAGAAGAGGATTAACAAAACAAAGTAAATATTGAGCATTTGTATTTAATGCTGGTTGCAATCTTTTTCTTAAAGATAAATTAGTCACATTTGATGTAATTGAATCTTCTGATGAATCTATCACAGTGCTTAATTTACTTTTCTTAATCGCACCACCGAATTTATTTAAATTGTTAGTATCACGATATTGTATCAAATTTTGACTTACAGTGTTCTTTATTTGTTCTGGAGTTAAATTAGTACTTGCTGAATTATAAGAAATTCTAGAATCCATCAATATTTCAATAATTGATGGATCAATTATAACAGGAGTTACAGAAGCAACTGTATAGGTTTTTAATTTAGTTAAAATATCTCTTTTAGTTGAATTACTTAATTTAGTTGAATATTTTGGTTTAATAGCAATTTTTACTCTACCATATTCTGGGGGAGATTCAGTCTCACCACCATATACAATAATATCAGCAATAGAAGAATAAAGTTTCTTAGTGATAATTTTATAATCATCTAATGTAACTGCTCTATTCTGTGAAGAGTAGAATTGAGGGGCATTTACCTTAATTTCATCTGAAGACTCAGCATCATCGCCACCTTCACTTTTTGAAACTAAAGTTAGAGTGATGTTTTGAAGAACTCTATTTAAATTCTCATCATATATTTCACCAGAAAATACAAAAGATCTAATATCATTGGCAGAAGATCCCATTGATGAAAGATAGGTAACTTCTATAATTTCGCCATTTTCAAGTTTTCTTCCAATTACGCCATCCCCAAAAACTAATTCATAACGCATGTCAGAAATTTCACGAACAAAAAATATAGTATCAGTTGATTTTACATTTAAGATATTATCAGCTTGAGTATAAGTAGTTAACTTTGATGAAGTAGCAGATTCTCTTACTTTAATTCTTATAGAACTGGTATCAATATTTTGGGTTGTTAAAATAAATTTTTGATTTGAAATAGTATTATCTACTGTAAACTTAAAGTTTAAATATACACCTTCTGTTATCTTAAGTTGATTAATCCCTTCAATATTAGATAAGTAAGAAATATTGTTTATTACAGGAGCAACAATATCCTCTAATATTGAGAATTGATAAGTTTCAGATCTGTTTTCTGAATTTGATGCAATAAAACAGTTGCCTTTTTTTAGAGTTAAAAATTTGGGTACTAACCTTGGATCTATAGCGGCAACAGAAGAATAATCAACCTTTAGTTGAACATATGCATTTGCAGAAGTTCTTGATTTGGGTGTATATCCTAATTGTCTAGCTATTTTTACAATATTGTCTCTTAATGAGGCTGATGTAAGAAAAGTTTCATTAACTGCCATCGTAGTATTGAAGGCAGTATAATAAGTATTATATGCTAATAGATCAAGAATAGACGATAAAGTAGATGATTCAAAATCATAGTCAGTAAAATCTGTATTGCGCCTCAGGTACTCACGCAATGTAATTTTTATATCTGTAAAATCTAAAGAACTGACTTGAGTGAATGCCATTTATACTTTGCTTGAGGAAGTTAAAGACAAATTAACATTATAAAATTTTGGAGAAATGTCTGGTATAGAATAATTAATTTCAATTTCATATGTATTCTCATCATCATTCAAATTTATTGCTATATCTAATAAATTAACTCTAGGTTCATATGACTGAATCAAATTTATAATATTTTCTTTGATGGAACCAGCAGTTACAAAATCAAAAGGTTCAAACAGCAAATCAGGAATACCACTCCCAAAAGTTGAGTTAAAAAACTTTTCACCTTTTCTATAAGAGAAAAGATTTAATAAGGAACGCTTGATAGCATTCTCATTTTTTAGAATGACAAGATCTTTTTTTAAAGGATTTGTCTTAAAAGTAAAGCTCAAGTCCTTATATGATCTTGACGGTTTTAACGCCATTTTTAATAATAGTTTTATTTATTTATCGTCATTCATGCCACCTCTCTACATAATCATCAAAACCACCTTTACCGCCACAAGGTCTTGAATATCTATCTGACGGTGGTTGATTAACATGTTCTTGATTTGTGTTAATTTTTTGGTTATTTGGTAACATGTAATCGGTAATTAACCGATTTGTGCCCCAATTTTGTTTCATAAACTCAACATCACGATCTACTTGGTATTTTGCCATCTGTTTTCTCCTAAAAAGGTTAAACAGAACTTTTTACGGGGTTGCTATCCCGAATTTTTGACCATTTCGTAGTCATCACCAAGAATTTCTCTTAAGTATGCGTCATTCCAGTGGTGATAATATCCTGTTTTTGCTAATTTTTCTCTATTTTTTTGTAAATCTTTTTTATTTTGCATCAAAATAAGGTTATATTTACCATTATTTGACTGAATTCCATTGATGTAAGTGTTATAAGTAGCACAATCTTCTAAAAATATGTAGTCTGGAAACTTTTTATTGTAAAATTCTACCCAAAATTGAATACTAGTTAGGTCAAGATAGTCCTCAACCACATAAAAAACGACATCATACCCAGAAACAGGCATGATGTCCTCTGCTTGACACTCCACATTTAAGGTTTTTGCTTTAGAGGCAAAAGGACAAACTGCAAAACCTTCTAATTCTGGACGAACTTCAGATATTCTTGCAATCCACTCCTGTATATCTGCCTCAATTTGATTCATTTATTGTTTGGATGTACTTGTTCTGCAACTGGTTTACCAGCAACCCATCCAAAAACTTTGGGTTCGGTATCTTCAACTTCAATGGTATCTAATTCATCAACAATATCATCGTTATTTACATCAGTAGTTGCTTGTACAGTCTTTTTACGTGCCATTAGTTTCCCTGTCCTCGGTAACGTTTCTTTGCTCCATTACGTGAGCTTGCACTGTATTTAGTATGCTTACCAGCTCCCTGACGACTTTTTTTAGGTTTAGATTCAATTACAACTTTATTAGTGAGTGAAGGACGCTTTGCCATGGTTTATGAAGTACGACAATCTATATTGTAATGCTCTTTAAAAAATTTGTCAAGTAGTTATTACAACTCTAGAACTATAACCATTACCACCAGCATTTCCTCTGTTTGGATCATTAACTCCACCTTCAACAGTGTTTGCAAATAATCTAGTTTCTCCACTGGAAACTAGTGAACCATTTATATAACCAGATCCACCACCACCTCCAGAAGCGTTTCTAGTACCCTGACCAAAGTCATTTCCACCGCCGCCACCACCACCACCGTAGTAACCACCGCCACCACCGCCGCCGCCACCAGCATTTGGATAACCACCTGTTTGTCCAGCGCCACCAGAACCACCCTGTAAGGCGCCACCCGAACTTCCTCCAGCGGATCCGCCACCGCCGCCACTATTTTGTGTACCTCCGCCGCCGCCAGTTGAACCAATTTGCGAATCAGAAGAACTAGCACCTGAATTTCCAGAAAGACCACCGCCATGACCGCCAGCAGATGAACCATGACCAAATCCAGTTCCTCCAGCTCCACCAGCCATCATAATGGCATTTCCTTGAGTAATACTAGTTCCAGAAAATAATCCTGCATATCCTCCTCCATTTTCTCTACTAGGCCATCCAGAACTAGAACCAGCACTGCCATCACCAGCATTTAATCTTACACTATAAGTATTTCCATTAGTAAATGATACATTACCATAAGAATATCCGCCAGTACCGCTGGACCTTCCCTGACCCCACATTTTTACAGTGCGTGAAATAGTTCGCAATGCAGTTAATGTATAGGTAGTTGAATTGCTTCCATCTAAAATTAATGGTCCATCCATAATTAAAGACCAGTTTGTTTTACCAGCAATAGCAGGAGAAATTTCAAAATCGTACCCATATGTCAATACAAAAATAATTAATCCATCTTGACCACTTCTACCTGCCTGATATCCTCCAGCACTAGCTACAAAATCATTCCATAAGGTTCCAATTCCTCCTGGATTTGCACCACCAGCAGCTCCACCAGCGCCTGGAGCCGATATAATACTAGTATCCGATGGACCCAAATATGCAGTATCAACAAATCCAGAACCGCCGCCGCCACCGCCGCCAGAACAATCATTATTTCCCCCGCCACCTCCGCCACCGCCGTAGTAACCACCACCGCCACCACCGCCTCTTCTGCTGACATTAGTGGCAGTGCCACCACCGAATCCACCATTCATGAATCCAGATCCACCACCAGACGTATAAAAAGAACCATTCTGACCACCAGCTACGCCGCTGCCGCCAAAACTTTGTGTGCCTGGATTACCACCATTTCCTGAAGGCTGGCCACCGCCGCCGCTTCCATTACCATTACCGCCGCCGCCAGGACCAGCTTGACCTGCGCCGCCACCGCCGCCAGCAATCGCAACTAGATTTTGAGCGCCGCCTGCTGTGCCAGAAGCATATTTAAATAATCCCGCCCAACCACCACCTCGTCCTGCTCCAAATCCAGCTTGACCAGTATCAGATCCATTAGATGTAGATCCAACTTTTGCAAGGAACATATCTCCACTTGTCACATCAATAACACCACTTATATAACCACCAGCACCACCACTACTACTTACGCATTCGCCAGTTCCTTCACCACCCGCACCCCATATATGAAATCTAATTTTTTCTACTCCCGTTGGTATAGTAAAATTAGCAACACCTGCTGTTCTATAAACTACTGTCTCACTTGACTGAATTACAGTTATATCAGCTTCATTTGATAAAATTGTTATAGAATATGGATTACTTAAAATACATCGGTAGAGATCACGATTATCTGATGAACTAGCAGATAAAATAGTATAAGAAGAAGAATTGGCACCAGTTATAGAATTCCATGTTGAAGTTCCATAATCTTTTTTCTGCCATTGATATTGTATTGTTTCATTTGGTAATTGTGGAATTGATGCTGCGAGACTGACAACAGCATTAGTTCCAGCTTGAACAATAATTGATGTTGGTTGCTGTGATATTATAATATTGGTTTGTTCTATAATTAATCTTGAGTCGCTGTTTACATCTCCAGCACCATCTCTATATGGATCTGATGTATTTGCAAGTGTTGAAGTATATCCACTTACTGCAGATACTGCAACAAATCCAGATCCACCACCACCTCCTGTTGAACGATCATAAAATCCAGCACCACCGCCCCCACCAAAATATCCACCACCACCGCCGCCGCCACCATAAGTAGAAACACCCCCATTTCCACCTTGAAGGGCAGAACCATTTATACCATCATTAACTACTGTAGTATATGTTATTTTAATATATGCATTTGTAGTTCCTGTTGAAACAGAAGCACCAGAAACATAAGTACTACTGTAATAACCATTTCCACCCTGGCCGCCGCCGCCAGTGGTACTATTACCAGACCTCATACCACCACCTTGTACGCCACCAGGGGCACCGCCGCCACCACCTCCCCCTGCACTGTTGAAAGCATCAGAAGGAGTTCCGCCTGTGCCACCATTGGAAGCATTGAGAGTGGTTGTTAATTGATTAGAGGTACTTCCATTGATATCTCCCGTCAGTTCAGGTATGTAAATTTGCATACCACCGCCACCGCCGCCGCCACCACCTGCAATAAGTAAACGAGTAGTGCCTATAGAAATAGAACTGGATCCACCACCACCACCGCCAGAGGCACCCCAATGTTCATCATCATCGCTAACAGGAGTGGAACCACCAGTTCCACCACTGTTTAGACCAGCGCCAGCTGCGCCACCAGAAGCACCAAAATAATTAGCAGATCCATTACCTCCATTTCCAGCTATATGCAAAGATAATGTTTGACCAGCAACTTGAGAAGGATTTAGCGTACCAACAATTTTTTGACCTCTTGCTCCAGATCCGCCTGGATAAGTTTGGTTAGTACTCCCCTGTTTAACACCAGTACCACCAGTACCACCAGTACCACCTACAATTTCATAAGTTATATTTGAAACTCCTGCAGGAATATTAATAGTACTAGTACCTACAGTATTAAAAGTTTCAGTTCCTGACTCACCAAATCCCGATCCACCCGCACCAGAACTTGATTGTGTAGCACCTTTACCTCCATCATAACTATTAATTGGAGATCTGTAAATATTAAAAGCGTTTCCAAAATCTCCTGCTCCGAGCCCGCATGTTCCACATGTTGTTCCATCACCACACCAACCATAGACAGAACCCTGATAAGTTGATGGGTAATACCGATAATCATTAACTAAAACAAAACCATTAGTAACTATAGTAGAAGGACCATTATAAATTACTGATCCATCCCATTTAATAACTAATTGTCTTATATCTCCTGTTCCTCCTATTCCTGGAGTAGGACTAGAACTACTTCCACCCGTTCTTGTGTACCATCCATAACTAGGACCACCAGCACAAGCTGGGTTTGAATTGACTACAGATGCAGTTTGAATGGCACTTGTTCCTCCACCAACACCAGGAATATTAAATGCATCTCCACCAACCAATCCACCACCAGAACCACCAGAATATACACAAGTGTTAGTGGTACTAGCACCACCACCACCAGCCCCGCCAGCAATTGCTAATGCATTCGCCTGATCAACAGTAGTACCATTGAATAATCCAGCATAACCACCTCCAGAAGAGGAACTACCAGAACCTTGAGCAGTTCCCACATTTGTACTTGGGAATGCTTTATTTCCCCCCCACACAATTCTTACAGCACCACCACCTGGAATTCCACCAAAAGTTCCTGGTATCCAAGCTGATGCAAACTCATTCGCTCCTCCACTACCACCACCATATAATCCACCAGCACCACCATTATGAACACTAGATGGATCTCCATTAGCGCCACCAGATCCACCTCCACCACCATCACCCCCATAAGATGTTGAAGGTGCTCCTACACCATTAGCACCCTGACCAAATAATCCTACGCCGCCTCCACCGCCGCCTTTTCTTTTACCATCATTTGAATCTGTGTTTGAATGTCCAGAGCCGCCTCCACCGCCGCCGCCAGAACCAGAGTATCCAAAAAGAGTATCAGCATTACCACCATTTCCACTATATCCACCAGCACCACCGCCACCACCTCCCCATGAAGTTTGAACACTGCCATTACCACCATTTCCACCACCAGTTCCAGTGTAGGAACCGCCAGAAGTATCACCCAAACAACCACTCCTTCCTCCACCACCTTTAACGGTGGACGAATTAATGAAGTATGAATCACCACCATGACTTGAAGTAGTTCCAGCTGCGCCAACAACTACTGTATAAGATTGTCCTGGTGTGACACTGATACTATTTTTCCAACCAAGGCCGCCACCGCCGCCACCAGATCCACCGCCTCGGCCGCCTCCACCGACACAAACAACACTAACTGAATTAACTCCTGCTGGGCAAATCCAAGTATAAGTTCCTGCTGCTGCATATACTGATTCATTGGCAGGAGTAGTACCAGAACCAGCACCAGCATTTAATTTTACAGTAAAAACTTGAGATTGAATTACTGGAAATGCAGCTTCAGTATATCCTCCTGTTGAACTGCAACTTCCTTGTCCCCACATTTTTGATAGAAACTTTGTTCTATTTGGATCCAGAGATTTAATTGTATATTGCTGAGCGTTTGACGGATCCAAAATTAATGGACCATCAACAGATAATCTCCAAAATGCAATATTATTGATAGCAGGTGTTACTTCAAAATCTGCACCAGTAACAATAATTCTTACAGTATCACTAATTTTAGTATCTGCATCAGGATGACTGACAATACATCTGTAACTATCACCGCTATCTATTAATGTGCTTAAATTTGGTGTAGTATAAGAAGTTGATGTTGCACCAGATATATTTTGAAAAGTTTCGGATTCAAATTCACGCTTCTGCCATTGATATTGTATTCCAGTTCCACTGCTCAATGTTACAGCAACAGAAAATGTTGCAGTGGTTCCATTAACATATGATGCCTGAGCAGTTGGTTGCTGAGTGATTGTAAGAACACGACGAACTGTTAATAATGCTTCGCTTGATGTAACGGGACTATTTTCAACACCTGTTGCAGATACAACACAACGATAACTATCACCATTATCACTATCAAAACTTAAAGTAGCAATAGTATATTGAGAACTAGTAGCACCACTAATTGTACTCCAAGTACTAGTATTAAATTCTTTTTTCTGCCATTGATACTCTGGTATTGCATCACTGTTTAATACTAGTGCTGATACTAAAAACGTAGCGGTTGAAGTTTCATTAGCAGTAACATTAACTGGTCCCGAAACAAGTAGTGTGGGAGTTCTAGTTATACCACTACCGCTAGTGTAAGAATTATAAACATCAGCACTAACAACTGGACTTACATCTTTTGTATTAATTTCATAATCTTGTGCATTAATATTTGTTTCTGTTACTGCCCAATATGTACTCGGTTCAACTCCATTCCCACTAGTATTTTCAGAATCTTTGGGAATATATTGTATGTTATTATGAAATGGTGTTATTTCACTCATACCACAAACACTTTTGGAGATCCAGTAATTTCAGGAAAACTTCCTGTAATACCAAGTGCGAGTGAAGATAGTCTTCCTACAGCAAGTTTATTCACAAAAACTTTTGGTGAACCAGTGAGAACTGGTGCCACATGTGTTTGGCAGCATGTGGGACAGGGAACTATTTCCTGATAAGGAATAGTTTGTTTACCAATGGTACTAACTGCGAGTACATTTGCAAAGACATTAGGAGATCCTGTTCCTTGAGTAGGAACATTACATCTTTTCATGTATTGATCCCCAATCCTCCCTGCTGCTAACATCTTACTATATCAACCAAAATTTATTTATGTCGGAGGTAACGTATAAGTCACCCCTGAAAGAGTTGCAACACCGATGGTTTCTTTAGGATACTTTGGACCATAGGTTTTTGTAGTGAACGTTGTTGATGTGAACGTTTGACCATAACGTTGATCTTGTTCTGTTAATGGTCTTTGACGTGTTTTTAAAATTTCATCTAAAATTTTAGAATAATCATTTGTGTTTTTTACAACATGAGTAATGTTATGATATTCAGTTCCTGATTCAGGAATTGTGTAATTATTCAACCAAGAGTTTTTAATAGATGAATCAACATATTCCCATATTCCCCAATTAACATGACGAACCCAATCTACTTTAATTTTAAATGTTAATGTGGTTTTCTCTCTCTGATCTGGAATAAAAGAAACTAAATTATCAATTCTTTCAGGAAGTTCAAATAAACTTCTTGCAGTATAAATTGTACCTTTATCATCATTCGTATAATCAAGTTGATTATAACAAAATACAGCGTTATTATATGCGCCCGCAATCCTAAGATCAGGCCATGTGGGGACAGATACACTGTATGAGGATGATACAGTTCTAGAACCTGCCATTGCATTTGTAATTAATATTGCATTTTTAGTACCCGTATTAATAATTTTAGTTAAACGAACCCCCTGACCTTGAGAATCTGCAGTACCTAGCGCCTCAGCGGTAAACCAATCTCCTTTTTCATTATGACAAATACCATCACCATTAGGTCCATTATCTACAACCCAATTAACATCTGATGGTATTTTAAAAATATTTACTCCTTCAATACCAACATCAGTTGATAATGCTGCCCTACCGCCCCTGACACCAGTATTCGCAAATCCAGTGTATGAACCACGAGTCGTTCCAGCATAGGTAGCTGACCGTATTGAATTTGCTGAATTAGCGAAAATGGTATGAGAAAAACTTCTAAACAGATTTACATCAGGAATTATAGGAGTTTTATATCCCGACAAAAAATCATAATTCCCTTTAGCACCAGGATAATTATTATATTCAGTACTAACATAGATCTGACTCATTTTTCTTCTAATTCTTTTATTTTATGATGTAAATAATCTAATGTATCTGTAATCTTTTCGTACTCTTCACTTCCTGGTCTCTTATACATTAGATCAGGATTTATTAAACGAACAACAATTTCTTCTAGATTATTTATTCTCTGTAATACATCATTAAAGTCTAATAAGTAACTATCATCATTCTCCATAGACCTCCCCTCCAATTTCAAGGCTTAAAGCGGTTACTTGTTTTTTTGTCCTATATTTTTTTGCTTTGTCAATATTAGTTGTCCAACAATCATCTCCACCAACATAATAAAGATAAGGATCTTTAAGGTATTTTGAAGTATTCTCCCTACGCAAATACCAATCTTTATTCGTTGCCATAATAGTTGATTATAATATCATCTGTACTTATATTTAACGATTCAATCTCTGTCATAAAGCTCTCAATGTAATCCATTGCTTCATCATAATCTTTAAAGAATTTTTCTTCATTCCGACAAACCTTTACTCCTATGTTCATAGTAACCCAACATTCCTTAGATAAACAATCGTCTCATTACATCCCCCTAACAGAGCACCATCTTTGAATATCTTCGGAAATGTAGCACCATGTCCGAATTGCTCAACAAATTGCTCTTTCGTGTACTGGGAGTCTAATTTCATTTCTACATAAGATTCTCCAATATTACTCAGTACAGTTTTAATCTGTTCGCAATATCCACAACCATCGCGTGTATAAATCGTGTACATAAAGTTTCTCTAAAATTTTATTCTACCTCATCCTCTTCATCTTCGTCAAGCTTTCTCTGAAGATCATAAAGGACTTCTTCATATTCATCCCTATCATACTCATCAGAGTTCTCTACGGCAAATTCAAGGGCATTTAATATAATGTCTATTTCTTGTTCGCTAAGTGTTAAAATTACGTCGGTCATCTGAGATTGGTCAACTGTCATTATATATGAAATTGGAAAATTTTTTGGAAAAATTTTTTTATAAAACAGAGTACCTTAAGGTCGGTTGGGAACCTTTGTAGGTTAGAAGGGACCCTTAAGTTTTCAACACGGCGCCTCGGGGTCAACCCCGCTCGGGGCGGGGCAACTGCTGATCACTGCCAGCGGGTCTGGTGGTCGGTGTCTGCCATGAAGCGAGCGGACCCGCTGCTGCCCATGACTCGGGTCATGATAAGATCAGCACGGCGTGGGCGGCGGGTCGGAAGTCGTTTGATCTTGAACTCGCCTGCCTCAATCTTGGCGGTCAGTTCGGCAGAGGTCATCGGAGCGGGGAGGGTGTTCAGTGCCATGGGTGTTTGGTTGATGTGGTTAGTCTAGACGGTCTGGAGGGTCAGCGACCATCCCAGCAGTCAGTTGTCCAACCGTCGCGCTCAGCACGGCGGCGGTCGTAGGCGTCTGCATCCATCAGGTCGTCATGCTCGGGAAGCATCCACCCATCGGGCAGGGTCTCGTATTGACCAGTCTGGAAGTTGTAGCGAGTGGGTTGGTTGTTTTTCATGCTGTCAGTCTACAGGGTCGCGGTCAGTGGTTGGCGGCGAACTGTGCCACCTTGTCTGCTGTCACACGGTCTAGGGTTTGGGCGGCGTTGACCAGCGACCCTAGGGTGTTGCTGAACATCAGGCAGATCCCAGCGATGAGAGCAAGACGGATCAGGTTAGGCATGGGCATGATCAGGAAGGGATCAGGTGGGCGAACTGTGCCATGCTGCTGGGGGCAACATGGGCGGGTGATCCACAGGAGCGGTAGAAGTCTACCATGCTCTCTGCCTCTGCCAGAGTGGGGAACCACTGTGACCGCCACTCCTGCTGGTTGTATGGGGTCTGGTAGCGGATCTCAATCTTCATAGGTCTGTTTCGTTTGGTTGATGTGGTTAGTCTAGACGGTCACGGTCAGGTGTCGTTGCAGGAGTGTGCGGTTGATCCACTGACCCATGCTACCCTGGCGGTTGACCAGCAGACGCAGCATATCACGACGGCGGCAGTCATGGGCGGACACGCTGCCCGAGTGCCACTGTACGATGGCACGACGGGTCAGAGGCGACAGGATCACACGCTCACAGGCAGACGAGGGACGCTGCACGTTGATGAAGACGGGCAGGTGATCAAGAGCGAAGTTGGTCATGGTTCGTTTGGTTGAACTGAGATCAGTATAAGGGATCGGGTGGGGGGACTGCAACCCCCCTGTGGACGGTTCAGAAATCGGTCAGCATGTCATCCAGTTCGTCGGTGTCAATCTTAGCGTCCATCCAACGGGCACCGTCTGGGGTCATCTGCCCCCACAGCATCTCAAGATGGGGAATGAGAGCATTGTAGCGGGTGAACTTCTGAGCGAGGTTGTAGGTCGTCTCGTCGTTCTGAATCCAGAGAGCGACGTTCCAGGTCTCCCAGTTTGCCCATCCGTTGAAGGTGGTCATGATTCGGTTCGTTTGGTTGATGTGGTTAGTCTACAGGGTCAGGGGGGAGAATGGGGGCAGCGGTGCCACCCCCTTGACTGTCACATGCCGTTCAGGAAGTCGTGCAGATCCTCGCGGTATTCTGCCTCGGTCTGGTAGACTCGCCCGTGAATCTCGCGGGGATAGGTGGCAGTGGCAGCGGGTGCCTTGCTGGGCTCTTTGCCCTGGGAGAGGATCTGAGCAACGTAGGGGTTCACGTCGTAGATCTCGCCAGGCATGTCTTGGATCTCATCCCACATAGGTTTGGTTCGTTTGGTTGATGCTGTTAGTATGGCAGCCCCTGATGGGGTTTGGGGCAGTTGGTGGACAGTGCCTCAACTGTCACATAGTACCTTATTCCTCCAGCAGTTCGGGATAGTATTCTTCAACCTCTGCAATCAGTTCCTCGTCGCTATAACCAGAGAGGTTTTCTTCAATCTGATCGCCTACAATACGCATCAGATCTTTGGTGGACATGTTATCAAGCAAACGATCAACGTATGCTTCCAGAAGTTCTTGACGGTTCATGATGTTCAGTTCAGAATGTGACGATAATCAATGGATTTGATACACCAACCTGTCCATGATGTGATCTCTTCAATGAGATCATCTTCATCATCTGCTTCCCAGATATGTCCTACTGTATCGTCAATGATGTCATTCATCTCAGCAGATGTGATCTCATCTTCAGAACCAGTGAAATCATACTCAATGGAAGTAACTTGGAATTGCATTTCAGTTGCACTCCTGATAGGCATCGTGGATCTTATCTTGCACACTCTCAAACACTTTCTGATCCATCCATTCTGGACACTCATCATGGAAACAGACCAGATCGTAGAGCACTGCCATCTCGTCGGAAGTAAAGGCGGTCAACATGTCGTAACGGTTGTGCATGGTTGTTTGGTTGACTCTGTTAGTATTGCACCCCCTGAAGTGGTTTGGTGGGATGCTGTGCCAGTTGTCAAAGTGTCACTAGTACACTTGACAATTGATATCAGAATTCAATAGAATCAAGAGTAGGTTCGTTATACTCACTGCTCTGATCTTGAGCAGTGATAGTATCAAGAATGGTGAGCAATTCATCACCATTCTTTGCTTGTTTGAGCATAGAAACCATCAATTGAGTAGGCATAATCAAAGAAGAATCAAAGGACATTTGTTATACTATAATAGTTAATACTAGTATAGTATTGTTAATATTATAATCTTTATGATTATAATAGTTTTGTAAAAATCTTAAATTTAAAGTTTTTAAGATTTTTAAGATTTTTATAAAATTAAAGATTCTGTGGAATTTGAGTTTTCCACAGAATCTTAAATTTTGAAATTTATGCCAGTTTCATAGAATTACGAAAAGGCACAGTTTCAATACCTCGGTCAGTGTTCAGGTTAATGAACCATTCCCACTGCTTTTGAAACACACACTCACCAGGACGACCATGCTCCCGAAGGATAGCATTGAGACGAGATTTGGTGGTATTAGATTGCCAACCTCCATCAAACAGTCGGACAAAAGTATCACCAATCTCAGCAATACAATTGCCATGAAGAAATACAGAACTGACACCATCAATAGTGACAACTTCAGTGTTGTCACGTTTCCAATCACGTTGATCGGTGATGGCAGCATTCATCAGACGTTCAATTTTTCTCATGGGGGAATTCCCGACGACTCATGTAATATAACCCCACCAGACCCCCCTGGGAGGTCCTGTGTGCCACTTTCTAAACTGTCACATAAACTCTTGCATAAAATAGTCTACTGTGACATGTAGTGCTGCTGCCTGTGCCTCAATATCCAGGGCAAATGCTTCGGCATCTGCTTTATCACTAAGCAACTCTAAAGTACTATCAGACAGAAAGCTTTCGGGTTTCATTGAGTAGTTGTCGTTGGGCAGATTTGATGAACTGTAAACTATCATAGATTGAATGTACAATTCCGATATCAGGTCCACTAGAGGATTTAATATCAATCTTGGTAACATTCTTCCAATCAATTGTAGAGTCAGGATTCACTGACGTAGTATAATAGTTGCCATCTTTCTCATAATAGGCAACACCTTCTACGACAACATAAGTGTCATTCATAGTCAAAGTCTCCAGGAGTTTCATAGTCATCATACTCAATTTCTTCTAGATTGTCAAGATCCTCCTCCAAATAGGGGATTTGAAATGTTTCTTCAGAAAGATCGTAGAATTCTTTATCCATATTAGTAGAGAGGTTGAACATCCAGATAGGTAATTTTGAATTTCTTATTTTCTTTTTTTACCTTTTTGATAGCATTCTGGTGATTGTTTGCTGTTACATACCCCTCTTGAGTATGTCCTTCAGCAGTCTCTATATAATATTCAAATTTGGTTGAAGACATTGAATTAATTGTTTACTTGTTAACTATAAAGCATTTGTATTTAGAAGTCAAGTATTTTGTGACACTTTATAAACTGTCACAATAGGACTAGTCGGACTTGAACCGACAAGGATACAATCCGACAGATTTTAAGTCTGTTGTGTTTACCAATTTCACCATAGTCCCTTATAAAAAAGAGTATTATAATTGCAGTTATAATACTCTAATAAGAAGAAGACAAAATAAAACTATACAAAGGTAAATCCATGAACACAGATATCTGCAAATATCTTATAAATTATAATTATTATAATTTCTGAATTTCTATAAAATTCTCAGAATTAAGATTTCTGAGGGTTTTATAAATTTACAGTTTTTATAAAAATTACAATTTTGGGGTTTTAGAGATTTCTTAGAATTTTAGATTTCTTAGAATTCTCTGAAACCATTATAGAGGGTTTTATCAGGTTTGTCAAGGGGTTTCTGATATCAGAGAACCTTATTGTTCCTTTGAACCCTCACAGAGTTAATTATAGGGGGATCTGAGAGTTTTGTCAAGGGGGTGGGAGTAATTGTGAAGATTTTATACAAGAGCTTGACAAATCGGTACACTGCGGGCTTAGATGACTATAAGATCCTCCATTATAAAGTTTTCCACAGGTTTTTCCACAGTTTCCACAGACCTTGTGGAAAACTCTACCATATTTTAATTAACATTTAATTTATGATTAAAGGGGGACATATAAGTCCCCATAATGCCTTCAGGAAGGGTCTACAAGGTCACCAACACGACGAGCATCACTAATCATTCCACCCAAAGAAATACCACCGAAATCCTCTGCTTGAAGCACTTCAGTCAGTTGTTGAGCAAATTCCGCATCTGCAGTATAAGTATAAAGATTACTAGGATTAGACTGATAGGCAACAGTCACAGTACGATCTTCAACCTTTACAAATGCAATAGCACTGGATTGTTCTCCAGTAATCATACGAGCAATGGGAGCAGTCACGGTCATGGTTTAATACAAAATAAAGAACAATTTGGGTATTTGATTACCCAATGCGGGTTGTGGGGAACGATCCCACCTTTTCCGAATTATGAGTTCGGTGCATTCACCAGATTGCTAAACCCGCTCAAGAGAGCACGACGGGCATCATATGCTTGAGTCTGAGAAGCAAACTCTGCTATCTTCTGGAAAGTGTCACGAGAGTACAATCCCCAACGTGATGTACCGATGATACCACGGATGATATAAGGATTGTCTAAACCCAGGGGGTAGGATTTCATGGGGGTTCCCTTGACTACCTCTGTAGTATAAGGTCTCTAAGAGGGTGCTGGGGGCGGTGGTGTGACACTTTAAGAACTGGCACACACAATTCCGCAGCAATGCGGAAACGTTTAATCTGATGCCTCTTGATTCAATCAATGGATTCATATCTATCTCCTGTACGATACCATTCTAAGTTGCGTGGTTTGAAATGTAATAGGTTGAAGCGAATCTCAAACTTTCTGTATCGGATTGAGAGACCAAATAGGTCATGTGGTCCGATGCCAAACAGAATGGATGGAAACCATTCAGTAGCAGGAAACTCATCCCATTGCACTACACAATCAATGAATGCAAACTTAGGATAGTTTGAGAGCACATGGAAATACCATTCGTGCCCATAGTCTTCATAGTAGACGTAATCAAAGAGTTTCATTTTGGGCAATGCAGAAAGTATTTGTATTCAGCAAGTCCATTATCACTCCAACGGACTAAATCACAATTCTTATATTTATCTACTACCTCAAAGTTAGATTGTGGTTTAGATGGTTTGCTTTCTACCCAGTTTGCTGCAGCATTTAGTGCAAGTGCTAGAACAGAAAGTCCAACAAAGAAGATAATAATACCTTTAGTCATTGTCCTAACCTCAACTTGCGTTCTGGTGAAATGGTGCGATTGAATGGATCATCATAGTCCCAGATATAAATTTGCATCCAACCATAAGAAAGTGCTTCCCAGAACTCATCATAACCCCATTCATCACCATCATTATAACAATCCAGACAGTTCCAGAAGTTATGGAAACCATCAAGGAAGAGTTCCCATCTTGTTGGTTCTTCAAATCTCATTTGTCTTTACCATTAAGAATCTTGTCAGCATCAGTGTGATAGAAATCCATTGGTTTATTCTTACCAAGCAACTGCAGCACATGACCTTCAAAGTCAGTAGAATCTGACTCGTAGATGACATGACCGAAGTTATTATCACTCTCGGTATAGTTACCAAGAAAGTCAGCAAAGGTTAGAAATACTGCCATAGCACGAGATTTGTCATGCTGAGTGATTGCTGTGTGTGGGTGTGCCACAATGCGAGTGATACAATCAAACAACTCTTCTTTAGTATAAGAAAACGCTGGTGCCTCTTGATTCAGTTTCATGCTTTTCATACTTCACAGGATTCATTACTATAGTATACTTTGAGATTGTCACCACCAATGTTCATATGATAGATTGACCCATCATTTTGATAGATACCAATCCACACATGACGACCTTCTTCCATTGTTTCATAGTGAAACATCTTCACATCTTCCAGCACGATTTCGTCTGGATTCTTTTCAAATCTACTCATTTTGTGTACCTTCCATGATCCACCGACACCACCATCCATGTTAACAGTAATGCTTTCATTGATCATACTTCTTCTAAGTAATACTTCATGTGTGAAAAGTTTTTATCTTTATTGCGGATTGTTTTTCCACGAAACCTAAGAAGTTTCTGGTTGCCTTCATCAGACACAACCCACATGACAGGTCCTTGTGATGTATGTTGGAACATAAACTTTGCTTTTTCTGGAGCAATAAAAGATGTTAGTGTTTTCATAATTCTTTATTTTTACTAATGTCGTTTTGCATTTTATCCAATGTATCTAAAATACCATCAAATGATTTAAGATGGTCAATACGACACATAATTTCAGAAATACTACTGCAAACTACTGGTCGTTCTTGTCGGGCAGCAAATGCTAATGCATTACGCAATGCTGCTGTTGCTTCATCTAATGAATCTGTTACTTGTTGTGCTAGTGCCATCATTGTTTAATGTTGTTTTGCATTTCGTCAGGATGAGGTTCTTGATTCATCATAAGTTCTCTGATTTTCTCCTTTCCGTATTGTGTGAGTTCTTGTTTTTGTTTGCGAAGTTCTTCAACCTCTTCTTGAGTCAGATTGATCCAGGGCATATCATGATTCATGATTTATCAAACACATACATATCTGTTCCTCCCCATACAATTTGATCATCCTTGACACCAACATCATAACATAGTATTTGGTCTTTTGTCAATGTTATTCTAGATTCTAATTTAGCACCCTTAACAATACATTCTCCACAATTAACACCTGTCCATGATGTATCCGCATAGGTGAACAACATATCGCAAGGATACTTTTGCCATTGAATCGTGTAATTTTTTACAAGAATAGAATCATTAACGACTTCAATGCAATGATATTTTTCTCTGTACGGAGCATCCTCTCCTTGATCATTATACCAGTGTTTAGAATGAAATTGATTTTCACCAATTTGTTCCCAATATCCACAAATGTGTGCAAATCTACAAGGATCGGAAAATGCTTGATTTTGATTATTAAAACGACAAAGTAAAAAAGATAAGAAGTTCCGTACCATTACAACCAACCTGCAAAACTAAAAATGTATGATAGTCCCCACTCTAATGTATGAGGTGGCAGTTCATTAATGTGCTCAAATGCAAGACGTTTGGCATGTAGAATACGAGTTTTGCCCACAGCAATCAAATTAGCTTTAGATCCTTTGAGAAACTCATTGAAATCTTCTTGATTATTTTGTTTCGCACCAGAGATATACAATCGTCTCATTTCAGTGAAGAGTTCCGCAGTTTCAGGTGCAAATGTAACCACTTTATCTCCTACAGGTATTTCCATACGCTTCATACATCCCATAGAGAACTTCATCGCATCTCTGACTTCATCAACAGTCAATGTATCATCATCTCCAGCACGATAGGTGTGTTGAATAATACCATTCGTACATTCAATCACTCGCAACAGAGCAATCTTATCTTTTTCTACATCGGGCAGAGCTTCAAATCTCGTTGTCCAGTCAATCATAATCAGAATCCCTTTTTATTCTTTTTCTTCGGTTCTTTATGATCTAGAACCTCAATGTGACTTAAAAAATTACCACCACGCTCAAACCACCTACGCTGCACATCTTCATAATTATCAAAGATAACAGATTCGCCAGTGCTTGTTACTAATTTATAATCGTGACGGAGATATGGTTCGTCAGAT